TCGTAAAGCTTAAACTGTGCCTCTCCCTTCTTAAGGTCAAATGGAAGCTTCACCTTAAGATTAGAAGGCCACTTTGGATCCTTTGGAAACTTCTCAGCAGACTTATAAAATTCATTTACAAGTTCGCTACTTAGCTTCTTTCCAAACCACGCGTCGCTCTTAGAGGGCATTTCCTTAGCGGCGGCGTCAATGGCGCGAATATTATCGGTAAACTTGTGTAGTTGCTCATTTTGAGTATCTGCGTTAGCCAAGGACACAGAAATATGGTACTTTATTGGGCCGTTTTCAGGCTTTGAACTGTCGATACCAAAGGGAATTCGTACACGGCATGTTTGAAGGAAAAAGGGACCGGGCTGCTCGCCATTATTGTAATTTACAAGAACGCTCTGTCCTCCTAGCTTATTCTGCCTTGGTGGCAAAAAAGTAACATTGTCCTTGTCAAATTCGTGCGAGAGTAGAATATTGTTGTTTGCCATTGTGTATCTGTTGATAACTATATATGATTTTTCTCTTTAAGTTGGTTAAAATTCTGTAAAAAAAATACACAATTATCTTAAATGTACGCCATTTTACTAATTGTACTTGTCATTACATTATTAGAAATTTACATCCTAGTTCCTGAAAAAAACTACAAAAAAATTCCCGAAAATGAAAATGAAAATGAAAATGTAAACGATGTAAAATTTAACGAATATCGAGTTAATACAGATACATTTGTATCACATTATCCGGGAAAAATACTAATTAAAGAAAATTACAATGTAATATTAAAGTATAAAGATGAAAGTATACTTATGGAAAAAGATATAATTTATAATATAAAAGACAAATTTGAGATTGAAATAATAAATATAGATAATAATTACATCTATTATTATTATACAGGGTCATGAAGATAATTTCTTGTTCCGAAAAACATGATACAACTGTAATAATTTTACACGGACTTTATCAAGACACGTTAGAAATTCAAATGATGATTAAAAGAATTAATTGTGATTTTATTAAATGGATAATTTTGGAAGGAAGAGGCGCAAAATGGTACAATTATTACACACAGAGAGATAATCACCAACGTCACGATAAAATAAATTACAGTCAATTTATGAGATCGTGTAATTGTCTTAAAAAAATTGTAAAACAAGAACTGAAATACATCGCAAGTGAAAAATTATACATATTAGGAATTTCACAAGGTGGTACAGTGTGTATTAATACAGCTTTAAGTCTTAAATTTAAATTAGGGGGCGTAATTTGTATAGACACTATATTTTTATCCGATTACATTTCTGATATTTCTTTTTTAAAACAATCATTTTATACCTTAATTTCTTCAAAAGACAAAATTTATAATCCAGACTTTCAAAAAGTATGTTATGATCTTCTTAGATTTTTTGGAAATACAATAAACATCACGGAAAGAAATAAAAAACACTGTGAAGACGTCGAAGAAATATGTGATTACATACATTCTATTTTTACAAAAAAATAATTTACTTAAAAATTAAATAAATACAATTGTATACATTACATTACATTACATTACATTACATTACATATCTAATGAATACAATTGAAGAATACACTCTCGACGAGCGCGCTGAGAATGATCTCGAAACATTAGAGCTTCAGGAACAAGAGCGAAAGTGGAACGTGATTCATAATTTTAAAAATTTTATTTCAAAGGAACCCGAATTTACGTGTATTAATAATTTGTGTTGTCAAGAAATTCTGAATATAATTGAAACAACTACATCGAATAAAAATAATAAAGAGTATTCAGAGTGGCAAATTTCATTTCTAATTGATCTTATTAGTGAATTGGGACATCATACATTTGACAGTAACTTTGTTAAGAATGTTTATGATAACATTTACAATAAAATGTACATCTAATCAAATAATTTTCGTCTAAGTACGGGATTTGTTTTATAAAACTGATCATATTTTTTACTTTCGTTGAGGATAGTTACTGTACTTAGACTACTCTTAGTTGCCAAATCGGCTAAAGTAAAAAACTTGTCTGCATTTTTTGAAATAAAATAAATTAAACCGTACATTTGTTTATCCTTTAGAGGATCTTTTAGGTAATCTTTCATATCACGCTTAACTGTTTTAATTTTATCTTGGATTTTTTGAGGAAGTTCTATATCACTGTTAGAACCAATTGGTACAGAAATGTACTTTTCAAATGATGTTCCTTTAAAAAGATCTTTTAATCTAAAATTGTATGAGTATATATCACCAATAAATGTATCTGTAATGCTCGATATACGCTGAATGGATACACTTAAATTATTATAGACCATTGGATAATAAACGACCCATGCTAAAAGCGCTCTTTTTTCTTTGCCTGATATTGTTTTATTTGAAGCGAGTACATTGTACCACATTGAAATAATTTCTTTCTCTACTCTTTCGAATGAAATAGGGTTATAATATGGTCTTATTTTATCTAAAATTTCTGTTAGATTTCTTATTCCGTTAGCTATTCTCTGATCTTCAGCGTCTAATGAAATCCAAGTGTTAATCTTTGAGAGGTCTCTCGAGACTGGTTTTCCATCTTTTATTATAGTCACCACTACTAAACCAGGTTCTAAAAAGGTACCGGACCCAAAGTTTATATCCTGTTTGAATGTTTTAAAAGGATTTAAACTAATACTTGATTTTGCTATACCACATTCATTACATATCATTTCATGATTTGAATATATAATGTCACTCGATTCACATATGTCACATATATCAGGTGATACATTGGGTACCATTGGTACTGCAACAGGTTCTGAAATTATTCCTTGTTTTTTTAGACATTCTATTAAGTGTTTTTTTTGATCTTGTACGCTTTTATAAGATATACTCTTTTGTAATAACAATGCCGTCAGCTGCTTTGACATACTTAATTATAATTAATTATTTTATTTTGTAATTATAAATATGAAGCAATTAATTTATGAGGCCGTTGTAGTTGGTATAGCGTTTGTAATATTTGGTAATATTGCGGCATTTCTCGTCGGTCCATTTTTCAAGGTAGATCTTCCAGAGGAGTGTAAAAATTGGAATAAGTTTTATGCAATGGAAATTACCCTTTTTGTAGCGGGTGTTCTTGGTCACCTTGTATTTGAATTCTCGGGTGCGAATAAATGGTATTGTAAGAATGGATTTGCCTGTATGAGATAAATGAAAAATGAAAGTTTAACAACAAAGAGCCCACGCGGGGGATCGAACCCCGAACCTCAAGATTAGAAGTCTTGCGCGCTATCCAATTGCGCCACGTGGGCTCTTTGGTGTTTTAAATAATAAAATCATCTGGAACATTACTAATAAAATGTGGTGCGTAAAATTTTACTGCTTGGATGTCTGAATAAGGCGTTTTAATATTAATGTTATTTATATATTTATTAGCATAAACCAATGCTTTTTTGTGTCCCATTCTAGGTTCATTTAAAATGTAATACATATATAATATGTAATTTAATTTTTTACCTAGATATTTCTTACAAATTTTTCTTATAATTACGCGGTTTTTGGATTGCGAACAACGCGCTTCTTTGGAGGAGCCTTTGGGGCCTCTTCCTTTGGGGCCTCTTCCTTTGGGTCGTCAGATACTACGGCAGCATCTGGAACAACATCAACTGGAGGAGGCTTCTTGCGTACAGACTTAGGCTTAGCATCGGTCTCTGGGACGGAAACCCCTTCGAGAGCCTTCTTGTCCTTCTCAGACAATGGGAAATGAGGCTTTAGGTAACGCTGGATGTTGAAAAAAGTAACGGGCTGATCCGGATCGCGGAGTAGAGCCTTGAGTGCTAGACCCTCTGGCTTCTCAGTTAGAAGCATAAAACGACGGTTCGATGGATCCTGAATTTCGTGCTTCTTGATGTAATCGTTGATACCCTGGGTAACTTCGCGGCGCGAATGTTCAGTATCGGGCTCAAAACCTAGAAACTTACACAACTCGTTGGAAATGGCTACAGGCTTGTGAAGAGCAGATGTCTTTGGAGGAGCATCTGGGTCAACTTCCTGGGGTGGGCGGCGAGTGCGCTTACCCTTATTTACCTCCTTCTGTAGAACCTTCATACGCGCGCTAAGACTCTTGGTGGTTTCCATAAGAGCCGTGAAATCCTTAATTACAAGTTCAAACTTTTCCTGTGTTGTCATTGGAGATACGGTTTCCTGCGAATCGGCCATTTTCTTTGTTATAAGATATATATATCATTTTTCTTTAAGTATGTTTACCGTGTGCGTTTAAAATAAAATTAACTAAAAGAAATTGTATATTATATTACATCACAACATTATTTAATGGAAAATACCATTTCAGAGGTTTCAGATTTTATTAAACGTTATAAAAATGTAGGAAATATTAGATTTACTCTTGGCAAATACACTGATGGGTTTGGGTTTGAAAAACAAATTTATCACAGAGGCAAATATGATCTTATTCTAAAATTACTAAATTCTAATCCAGGTTGGGATGATGTAACAAATTCTATCCTCGAAAAAAATAATAATGTTACTTATAAGATTATAGATACTCTTATTTATAAAAATGAAAGGGGTCCATATGATCTAATAATTACCGCAGAAAGCAAGAAGTGTCAGAATGTATACATTTCAGAAGATTACGTTAAAAATGAAATCAACTTCATGAGGAAATGTCACACCTTTCAAATTTCACACGAGAGTGATGTATCCAATGGGGATGTATTTAGTTTTAATTTACAGTTACATAAAAATGTAAATTCAGATACTTACAATTCTCATTCAAGTTTACTTAAAATAATAGACATCATCAAAGTGGTAGACAGTGATAAATCTGTTGATTATGTATTTGAAAAATTGTAAAAAAGTAATTAACTTAAATAAAAAGTAGATATAAATTTATATTACGATGACTATTTTAAATTTTAAAAGTTTTAATGATCAGAATAAATCTATTACTCGAGAAGACATTACTAGAATTACAGGATATAATCCTATTGATGTTTTAACCTACCAAAAAGCTTTCATTCACAAAAGTGTTCTTAGATTTTTAAATGAAACAGAATTAAAAAATTCTTATGAGAGATTTGAATTCCTAGGAGATTCTGTCTTAAATTTGATAATCGCAGATTTTTTATTTCGTATGTATCCAAATGAAGAAGAAGGGTTTCTAACAAAAATTAAAACTAAGCTAGTCAATGGTAAAACACTTGCTTTTTTCACAAAGAAATTAAATCTAGATCAATTTCTGGTTATAAGTCAAAATGTAGAAAAGATAAATGGTCGAAAAAATGATCGCATTCTTGAAGACATATTTGAAGCATTTCTATGTTCTATACATTTAGATTTAGGATATAAATATGTAGAACATTTTGTACTTAATTGTGTACTTAAATATATAGATTTTGATGAAATTCGCGAAGATAACAACTATAAAGACATTCTACTGAGAAAATGTCAGAAGCTGCTACAAATTAATCCAGAATACGAATTGATTTCTACGTCTGGACCAGGACATAAGAAAACTTTTACAAGTGTGGTTGTAATAAACGGCACGAAGTATTGTACAGGAGTTGGGTGTACAAAGAAAGAATCAGAACAAATAGCGTCAAAAAATACATTAGAAGTATTCTAAAGACAAGTTTATGTAAGGTTTTCTAATATAATTTCAATTATTTCATCGGGTAATTTATTTAAATGATTTAAAGAAGAGTATATGTTCTCAAGGTATATATAATTATACCATTTAGAATATTTTTTAATAAAAGCAATTTCGTTGTATTCTAGAAGTACATTATTTATAGTTAAAGAAGGATACCAATTATTATAACATGTAAAACTATTACAGCAATAACACTCATCATAATTTAATTGTAAAAACTTAGATTTTACACCATATAAAGACGTATAAAAGAAATCCAAAACCTTTGGATCAAAATTTTTATTTTTGTTTATTTTTGACAAATAAGTGTCATAATTATTATTTGCTAGATCGTGGTAGCAAATTTTATAAGGTTTAAAGGGATAGTCTCCTGGAATTATAAGCCTTAATAAAATTTTATTACTCATTTCAATTTCTAGTATATTTAAGTCGTCAAAAATTATAGTAAATTTTAACTTATCGAAGAATGATCTAACGTGTTTATTACATTTAAATGTCTTTATTTTTTCTATTTCCTTATTAACTCTTTTAAGAGACATAATTTACTTTTATATAATAAATTATCTCTTTATAATTGTAAAATATTTACTAATAAGCACCTGTGCTGCCAAATCCACCGTTGCCTCTCGAGGTATCAGTATCTACTTCAGAAATTTGAAACTTAGGAAGAACCCCATCAAATGCTACAATCTGAAAATAACAGCAACCTTCTTGAAGAAGAACATCTGTGTCTCCAATGTTGTCTACTACAACCATTACATCTCCTCGGTACTTCTTATCGATGATCCCGATTGAATTTGCCAAACGAATATTCGTTTTTGAAATTGAACTTCTTGGTACAAGCATATATCCCTTATTTTGTTCTCCCTTGAATTTTAGATTAATTCTATGCGATTTAGCACCAGCGGGTACAATTTCTGACTTTTGCATAGGAATATCAAGACCCGTATCTTCGTTTCGACGAGCCTTTTCATATGTCGGATGATTTTTCCAAAAGTAGTCATTTTCAGGACTAACTGTAATAAAGAGCGTCATAATTGTAAATATTAATGCTGTATCTTTTTAAATCTATTTAAGAACATACAAAATGTATCATTACACAATTATGTCTCTATTTAGCACCAGTCATCGAGTTATTAATCTTTCTAATAAAATTACTTTCATTGGAAATGCCGGCTTCGTTAAGATTGTTGATGTTATGCCTCGAGTAATTCCAGAAGGTTGTAAGTCTTTGATGTGTGATCATGCTATAGTCCAAGCAGCAAGGGTGTCTCTTAATGAAGGCATAAAGACGACCGAAAAAGACATTAAATTGATTGATTTTTTAGTTCGTCACAAACACACAAGCCCTTTTGAAATGGTAAAGTTTAAATTTCACGTAAAAGCTCCTATTTTTGTCCAAAGGCAGTGGATTCGGCATCGTATGGCAAATGTAAACGAAATTTCTGGAAGGTATTCAGTTATCAATCCGGAATTTTATTATCCAAAGGAGATCTACGACCAAGGCAAAATGAATAAACAGATGTCTGGTAATAAAATTGAATGTAAAAACACAAATGAACTCTTTCAGAATTATATGAGTAATTCTATGAAGCAATACAATATTTACAAACTTCTCGTTGATAAAGGTGTATCCCGTGAAATGGCCCGAATTGGGCTACCACAAAATATGTATACAGAATTTTATTGGAGTATTGATCTTCACAATCTTCTTAATTTTATTCGTCTTAGATCTGCTTACAATGCGCAATCTGAGATTAAAGAGTACTCTGATGCAATGAAAAATCTAATTACAAGCCTTGTTCCAAATACTATTAATTCTTACGATAAAGTAAGTGGTCAAGTATAAATTAAAAATCTATTAAAAAATTTAATTACAGAAGAAAATCTACCCGTCCCTTGCGTGTCTTGCGTGTCTTTAAACTCTTCCATTAACAAATCTTCAAAATTTTGCCTATTTGCTACATTTTTAAGTTTGTTATTGAGAGTATTTGTTATAGATTCTCTCGTAGAGTAATTAAAACTTTCAAATTGTATATCAGATGCTATCTGAAAGTACAAAAGTTTTAACTTTAACATTATTCTAGAAAGAGTTTTCTTTTGGTATTTATACAATTTATTTAACATTTCAGAGTGAAGTTTATTTTTATTTGCTAGAATATTTGTATAATGTCTTTTCTCAAAAACTAAATTGTCTATACCTATTCCTTTATTAACTCTTACGGTATCATCTTCTATTTCATATTCGCTTTTTGATATAAACGACTTGACTGCTGTCATTATATTCATTATAGTGTCGTGAATTTTTGAAGTTTCTTCAAATGAGTACATTTTATAATTTATGTCGTCAAATGCTGAAAATTCTAAAGGTGATGTATTTTCTAAAATAGATAAATTATCACTATAATTTGTTATCATTTTCATTAAGAGTTTATAATACTGTCCATACATCTGATATAAAAACAGATTAAATAATTCAGTATAATTACGAGCGTCTCTTTTGGTTAAGGAAATCTGAAAAAATAATGTGTCTAAAGACATCGTGAATTCTGAACTTATTTCTGTCTGTTTAATGTATTTTTTATAAATTGAATCTAATTGTATACATTTATCATCTATTTCTTCTATTATCCTCGTTATGTCATTTTTATAATCCTCAATTTTAACGAAGTCTTCGCCTGACATTTAACGTTATTAATTACTAAATAAATTATTTTAGATTTATAAATGTCAGTTAGTGAAACTTATAAAGAAGTAACATGGGAACCTCACCATGATTCTATTTTTGTAGATTGGGCAGATAAAGCTGCTTGTTACAAATGGTTACACAATAAATCTTATTTGAAGTATTCGGGTAAACGAAATATGTTTACTATTCCCGTTATTATAATGTCTACTTTAACAGGTACTGCTAATTTTGCATTAGAAAGAGTACCCGAAGAATATCAAGACATCTGTTCTGTTATTATAGGAAGTGTGAATATATTAGCAGGAATTATAACCACTGTAGGTCAATTTTTAAAATTAAATGAACTTACAGAAAGTCATAGGACAGCCAGTGTAGCATGGGATAAATTTCACAGAAGTTTACGTATAGAATTAATTAAAGCACCCGAAGAGAGACCTGATGTTAATTATTTTATGAAAACATCACGTGATGAATTTGACAGACTCATGGAAACATGCCCTGGTATAGACAAAGGCGTTGTAGATATGTTTAGAAAACAATTAACCACGGGAATAGACAAAAACGACGTTCTCCGTAAAAATAAAAATTTTAATAAACTTATTAAACCAGAGCTTTTCAACGAAATTAATTCTTTAAAAGATGTAGTATATAAACGCTCTGAAAACCCTTCCGAAATTGACATCTTTGAGAAAAATAAAATTGAAAAATTAATCACTGAAAAACAGATGTATGATGAAAAAATTTCAAAGGTATCCGGTTTTGTAGGCGCATTTCAAAATAAATATTCTCGTAGACCATCACAGGCAGAAATAATTTCAAATCTTAAGGATGAAGTCGGTGTACCAGATATTAAAATAATCACAGAACAAATTGATACTAATTAATTACAAAAAAATACATTTCTTAATACATTTAAATAAATATATTATAAACTGTATAATATGCAGGTTGAGAAACTGAAAGAGTGTCTTACAAATTTAGCACTCAGATCAGGTTTTGATACTTTTGAAGATTTTGTAAGATACAAAGAAAAGAACGTTTGTAACGGAATTTACAAAGCTGTTTATCCAGAAACTCAAGTAATTTCTACAACCGATGATAAAATGTATGTCGACAATTTAAAAGTCATGACAGCACAAAATTTATATGATAGCAAATCTGGGGATATTATAAAACTAACTGATGAGATGTCTAAAAAGCTGAATATATCGCCGCCGCCAATTGGTTGGTGGGCATCTGAAAAATGGGACGGTATTCGCGCATTATGGGATGGAGAGAAAATGATATCACGTGGTTCAGGCGTTGGTAAACCAAAAGTTTACACTTATGTACCGGAATGGTTTAAAAATACGCTGCCACCTGGTATACCACTAGATGGAGAAATATGGATCGGTAGAGGCCTTTTTCAAAAAACAAGCAGACTTTCTACAATTAAACCAGGTAAGAGTTACACAACTGAACAAATTGAGAACATTTGGGCTGGAGACACTGATCCGCCCGTAGTTTTCAAAGTGTTTGATATTCCCAATGATCCTCGACCATTTGAAAGAAGAATGGCTTTTCTACAAACTATTGTTAAGGATCGCAAAGTATGTTGGAATAAATTAGCATATCCCGGTAAAAAATTATTTCCTCTTCAGTTCACAGAACAAGTTAAAATTAAAACAATGGAACAACTTGTGAATTTGTATAATAAATTGACTTCGGAGGGAGCAGAAGGTATCATGCTAAGAGCTTCAGGTTCGCCCTATCAGACTAAAAGAAGTAAATACATGCTTAAGTATAAAATCAAAGAAGACTCCGAGTGTATACTTCGAGAATATATTCCAGGAGATGGAAAATACACCGGTATGCTTGGTTCCTTGAAATGTGAATTAATGACAGACGGTAAACCAAATGGTGTTTTCACACAGATAGGAACAGGTTTAAATGACGCACAGAGAGAAAATTATAATAATCCAAATTCTGCTGAATTTATGCCATTAGGAAGTGTAATCTCATTCAGTTATATGGAGATGACAAAGGAAGGTGTACCACGTCATCCAGTTTATAGAGGAATTCGCGATGACATACATATTCAGAAAAAAATGAATGTACCTGTTAAGGATGTTAAAAAAATTTTGTCTAAACTCATTGCGAAAATAGTTTCTGAAAAAGAAGCCAACTGGACATTTAAGGTTAAGAGTTATAAACAAGCGAATGAAATACTAAAGGACTCTATGAACTTAAATTCAGTAGAAGACTACATCAAGGTTCTAAGAGAAGGTGATATGAAATTAGCCGATGAAGAGAACTTTAAAGCTAAAAATGGAACTTGGAAAAGCTCTATCCTACAGAAGATAGACAGCATTCTAAAAACAGGACAAACCGACGGGATATCACTTACAGAACAAGACCAGAGATCTCTTGCCATTGAAAATCTTACCAAAGTTCCAAATATTGGACCAAGTACAGCAGCAAAAATATACGACACTGAAGAAATTACTACAATAGAAGAATTGATATACCTCTATTCTATCAATAAAGACATCCTAAATGAAAAACAAGCAATTGGTCTTAAACATTATGAAGACTTAATGCGCAGAATTCCTCGTAATGAAATGGACTCTTGGAATGAAATACTAACAGAAATTTTCAAAGAGACAATGACTGAATTGGGTTTATCAGGTGAACTTATATTGGCCGGTTCTTATCGTAGGAAAACTCCCGACTCTGGGGACATTGACGCCTTAATTACAACCGATGTTAAAAATCCAAGAGTAATGAATACATTTTATAACAATTTAATTAAAATGGGTGTAATAGAAAAAACTAATACACTTGCGAAAGGACCCACTAAGATAATGGCTGTTGCCAGTATTGATGAATACTACCGTCACCTCGACATCTTTTATCATCCCAGAGAAACTTTTCCATTTGCAATACTTTTCACAACAGGTTCTAAAGAATTTAATGTTAAAATGAGGAAATTTGCTCTTGAAAAAGGTTATTCATTGAACGAACAGAACTTAACGAAAAAGTCTCCCACTGGTCCAAAAGTAACACAGATAGAGTACTTGAATGTGATAGAAAAAGAATTTCCGGAAACAGAGCGAGACATCTTCGATTTTCTTGGATATCCTTACATTTCTCCAGAATTGAGATAAATAATATTTAAAATTAAATAATTTCATATTAATAAATGACACCTTGTTATTCATATGAAAATATTGCGGAAAGCGAAAACCCTCTATTCAAAAATGTTGATTTAACTATTGTTTTGACAATGGAAGATTCTAATAGATTTAAGAATGATCCTCTTCTTCTCAATTTAACAAAGAAAACAATATATCAGTATAATAAAGGTTATAAAAATTGTAAAAAACCCGATAATATCAAAAGAACCACAGAAGATGTAACACATGCTTATTATACAGCATTTGAATATGCAAAAAATTATGGTAATATTATTATACTTGAGGATGACGCAGAAGTTCTAAACTATAATCCGGCGCATTATAAAAAAATTGATAACTACATAGGTTCTAATGAATTTACAATAATTTCAATGGGGTCACTTGGTTTTTTTACTAAACAGGACGAATTATTTTACCACACAGACCCCATGGCTTTCGCACAGGCTCATATACTTTCTAAAAAAACTAGAACTGAAATTCAGAAAGATATGTTAAGTAAAAAGTTTAACGGCCACGTAGACGGTGTTTATTTTTCCCCAAAAAATGTACTAGTGTATCACGAACCTTTAGTTATCCAGGTTTTGTCCGAGACAGAAAATTTTCAAACTTGGGAAGGAGCTCCTCTGTGGGCTCATAGACTCGCTGCTCAGATACAAGGTCTTAGAGAAAATAAACAAGGATGGTATAAAGCATATCTTTTGTGTAAAGCGGGTGCAGAATTTAGAGAAAATAAAATTTATGTATTTATGATGCTAGTAGTTTTACTGGTTCTTTATTGCAAAAAATAATTAATATTAAAATTAAAAAAAGATATATAATTAATACATACCCATCGATGGAACCATTTAAAGATCCCAAGGTAGAAGAACAATTCGATAAACTTGTTAAAAACTTTCTATCTAAAAATGAAAACTTTGATATGTCCAAATTTATTGGAGGAATGCCTATTACCTTAGAGAAAACAGACATGCCAAATTTAATGATCAAGGGTCCGAATGGTAGATCAAAATATACGGTTACTCAGAAAGTTGATGGAACAAGATATCTTATGTACATCGGTCCTGACACCGGTGTAGCGAATATAAAACAAAGAAAGGTGTGTTTTGTAGACCGCAACATGAAACTAAATGTTATATCAAATTTCAATTTACCGGATGTAAATACTCCTGAAATGCTTTTAGATGGAGAATTAGTATTTTTTGACATCAATGGTAAACCTCATAGAGAACTGGACCCTGTTAAAATAAGGGGTGTTTCTTTTATGATATTCGACATTTTATTTGGACCTGAAAAAATTTCTATTGACTCTGACGGTAAAAAAGTAATAGGACAATCTTTTTCTATGATGGTTCCAGAAGATAATAGACTTCGTAGTGAACCATGGCCTTATATATCAAGATATGACATTCTTGCTAAAATGATAGATCCAAATTTGGCTGACTTTAACAACGGAGAACCACTATTACCAAATGCTTTTAAATCTGTAGATGCCTTTAATATTGAACTCAAACCGATTTATTTTCTAGACACATTATTATCTGCTACGTTACCTTTGTATAATGCTGTGGGTTCTGGATGGCTTCAAACGCAATTGAAACAGCACCGTGGAAAATATTATGATTACATCGCTACAATTAAGAAAAATGCGGACAAATTTAGAGGTAAATTAGAACTAGACGGCCTAATTTTTACTGCCGCGGACACCCTCTACACCATTGGAAATTGGAACAACCTACTTACAGGTCAATACAAATGGAAACCCGCTACAGAACAGACAATTGATTTGAGAATAGTTAAAATAACTGACACTACTGCTAATGTTCAAGTTGTGAAGGGAAATACATTAGAAATTTTTCAAGATCGCGGTAAACCAATTGTTGTAAATGTTCCGGCGTCTGTAAAATCTGGAACCGTACATGAATTTTCCGCAGATTTTAGATGGAAAAACCCAAGAACAGATAAAACAAAACCAAATGCTATAAGAACGGTGTTAAATGTTATGCGTAGCTTTAAAAATCCAGTGTTTATAGACAACATAATCGCTTTTCTCAAACCAGACAATGAAAAGGCTTATCGTATTATACTCGATCATTCTTCAAAGGCAAAGTTATTCAAATGTATAGCCGCATCGGAAAATGTTAAACTACTGAATCAAGATGACATCAATAAAATTGAAGAAATGATTAAAAATGTAAACACAACAAAGGATATCGAAGTTGAAATGAGACTTGGTAAAATAAACAAGTCGGGAAAGACTTTTTTCAATCCTATTTTAACAAGAAGAGATTTTGAAAAAATTCTAAATGTAATAGAAAATTTCGGCTTTAAAAAAGAAATAACAGATTTTATAGACATCTACGATCAGGGCGTCCGAACCAGATATATCTATTCATATGATTTCGCAAAATTCATACAGTACGAGAGCGTTATTAAGAATAGATTATCAAATGTAGACATTGAAATTTCTAATGTGTTGTCCTTTGACACTCGATTTTCTTTGTCTACCGAAACACGTGTAATGAGATCCAATACAACTGGTGATACAAAGAGAAAATACCGTATTTCTTTTACCGAACCAAAATCACTGTTCAGAGTAGATTTTACGGCCATATCATCTGTTGAATACTCTCCAGAAACTAGAATGTTCAAAACTAAAGATAATTCTGATGAAAAGTTTCAAATAGAAATTGAATTCATCAGTGATAATATTAATGTTAATGAACTATTTAAATTTTTAACACATCTACTCAGCATTTGATAAAATAGAACCGGAATTTACGAGGCGATTTTCCTGAGAAATGTACCATTCATCGGGGTCGCTGAAAAGTGATGTATCAATAGGTCTGAATTTAGCATACAATTCATTCAAAACGGTGTCGTATTCATAATTTCTTTCTGTCTTGCTTAGTATACTTATCTTGCGTTTAGGAACAATATTTCCAGAGAAATCCCTGTTAATTTTAACAATTACATAATCACCTCTTAGTAATTTATCCGGAATTTCTCTTTTTGTGAACTCATACTTATTAAGAAAATTTAACCCTTCGGGGAAATTTTTATTGCTATGTCCGAATTTAATAATTGAACCTTTTGTAAGTTCTAGTACTTGAAGTTCAATCATGTCATCTACAGTATCTTTTTCGCCCCATGTTATGTAATCGCACACATTCGAATTTATAAATACTAGTGTATTCATTTTATTTTCATCTATAAAGTAATTACTGCCTTCTATTACATCCGTAAAAAAATCAGGGAAGACAATAATTTCTTCTGAAATGCTATTTAATATAGAATTTTGTAACTCTATAATGGTTTGATTTCTTCTATTGAAATCGGTATATACATAAGATTCTTCATAATAAATTAAATCGATTATATGAAATTCATTTACATTTTCTATCTCATTCTTTCTTAGATATCCAAATAAAACGATATCCATGTCTAATTTGTTAGAAATTTCAGAATCTATACTGTTCATTTCTAAATTAATGTAAAAATTACCGTTTGGTCCAAGACATAAGAAAAATGGATAACTATTACCCGGTACAGATTTTACTACAAATGGAGTTATCTTAAATAAATTAATTGTAAACAATGTTAAATTTCTTTTAGTAATTGTCTCGGTTATTAAACGTTTGAAAATTACTGTATTTTCTGGTAAACTCTTTTCATTTAGTTCGGAAATCTTATTCTTAATTATATTACCGTCTTGATTTACAGCAAGGTCTAATTTTTTAAGATTAAGTTTAACACAATCTAATAACTGAAGTTTTTTGAAAGTATTCAATCCTGGAAATACTCTAGAGTCTCTTTTAAATGCTTCTCCTTGAACTGTTATAATTTCTCCACCCTGAGTCCTAACAGTGTATTCATTAGACTTTTTACTCTTTTTCTTAATTACAGTTACAGTTTCACTTTTTCCATTTAAATAAATTTCAGCCGTAGAGCCGGGGCTATTACTGTCGGGTATCAAAATTCCCGACCCAATGTCCTCTCCATTTATTATATTGTATTTCTCAGCATCGGCTTGATTTCGTGGAAACCCTTTTATGAGATAATCTCTCATAAGTTGAACCGATTTTTCACTCTTTGCTTTACAACATGGATACCATAGACCATCTGGTCCCTGTACACCTTCGGGACTTAGATATTGATAATTAGGATCTGGACACGTACCGCTCCAAGAGTATGGATCGGGTCTTTTTCCTTCTTTCCATGTATTTCCATCGTCGTCTACTCTTGTCTGTGTATTTCTACATACAGATGATGGAACAGCATTCCCGGATACAGTGTTGTAAGCCTTGATGTCCTTCGATATTTTATCTATTGCTTTATCCGTGAGAATATCTTCTTGATTTCTAAATAATTCATTGAATGTTGTCACTACATTTTCAAATAATTCCCTTTTAATTTCTGTATTACCCTCTTGGCATAAACCTTTTTGTATATTCTTATCGCTACATTTAGATAATGTCATGGTAACAGTTCCATATTTATTTATTATACACGTCATCTTTATTCCTGGGGCTGGAGTATTTACAAAACGAATGTATTCTTTAGACATTACCCCTGTACGTGTAATTCTACCCAAAGAATATTCCCAATCTATTATACGGATACCATTGAAATTTATCACTTTATCACCTGATATAGTATTTTCTACTTCGGTGACACTACTAGATATCACGTTCCCGGAAGAATCAAAAGGACTTATTAGATTGTCTAAATTTTCAAAATTTACTTGTTTTCCATTAAAGTTATCAAGCGTGAATTGGCCCGACATTGAATGGATATAAGAATAATCTTCAAATAATCTGTATTCCGATGAACCAGTTATTTCTTCTAAAACACCCGTATTAATTACATCAGAATCTTTTAGTCTTTCGATTAGTTCAGATACCATATCATTATATTCTTTGGGATCTTCCGGTACATTAATTAAATTTATAAGACCATTTTTACTTATTCTGATCGACGTTTTGTTATCAGTTTTTTGATAAGAAATTATAACATTATTCAAAAATTGAGTAGTTGAAGTTTTTGCTGCTAATTTTTTAGGGCCTCTCTTTTTAAACACTCCTTCAGAGTCAAACGAAATTTTAGTTAAAACGTTTTCGTTTCCTATATTTAAGATTTCATCAGGACTAATTTCATCTTCTAATAAGAGAATCTCTTCGTTAAGTTCTTCCTGTGTTATTTGTCCATCGTTAATTTTATTTTTAATATCATTTAAGTCTCCTTTGTAACTCGGGACGAGTACGTAGTCTTTTAATCCTTTTATAGTAAGCATTAGACTTTCTGGTAAAGGTGTATCACAGTCTTCCCGATGATCCTCTGGACCTACAGCATCACAAACCGTACAATATAGTCCTCTTTGTATTGGACCTTTTGGTGGTCTGTTATAGTTGTCATTTATTGTTTCGCCACCTAAGAATTTTTTCTGCGACAAACTTAGACTGTAAAAACCTTCTTCATCTTCATCCAAAGGAAAATCAGTTTTTAATTTATCTATGTCTATAATTTCTTCAGGTGTAACAAATTTGTTGATAAAAACGTTGATACCATTGATTTTAATCTCGGATGACATTTAATATATAGAAAACATTATTTATTTGTGAGTTAAAATGGATATAAAAAATGTAGTTATATTATTATAATACACATGTCATCCAATGAAATAGAAAAATTCAATAAACTTTTTGAGGAATTTCTAGAAAAAATAATATCAAAATTTCCGTATACAAGACTTAAGACTTATTATAAAGGCTTTAAGATTTTAAAAACAACATCCCCCGCTACACCTTCTAATTTGTTTATGGCTGGGTGCGTTGAATACAAAGTCCAGATAAAACGAAGAGATGATGCCTTTTTCTTGAAAGATAAAAGTGTAAGTAATAGGGTTCAAAATTTTGGAAATTTTACAGAAGATTGTGGTCTTGATACTTACTGGAATGAACTTACACCAACTACAAAGAAAGCTATATGGGATTACATCCAGTCTCTTTTTGTTCTTGGAGAAATTATTGTGAACAAGGACAAGAATTTATTTGATAAGTATAATAATATGTATGCTTCTGATTACAAGTCCGAAATCAATAATTTACATACTCAAGATTTTTCTGTAGAATTCCTGGAGAAAATAAAATAGTTATGTAATATTAAATGACATCTTATTGGTTAAGTAACTTTTGCTCTTTGTTTTCATCGGTTAATATTATTCCTTTTACATCCGACGACACAAATTATCAATACAATTCCCTAACTAGACTTATAATTTTAGTGACTATATTGGGTTACATTTACACACAGGACATAAATGTTATATATTCGGGTCTTGTTTCATTAACGTTATCTGTTGTATTTTATTTTCTTACATTTAATACATCTGGTGTAGAAAATTCCATTGAAAATTATAAAATGGAAAAGGAAACTCCGGCAGACAAAATCACCACATCTGATGATTTACAAAATCAAATGAACCAGGTATCACTTGATTATACTCCTCCAGACATAGACGACCAACGGAAACACATATATTTTCTAGACGGAGACCATTCTAAATCAAAAATCACAAAAGAAACTATCGATCCGTCTGAATTTTTATCTTCTGGACCAAGGGTAGTAAATGCTATAACAAAAAATTTAACAAAACTAAATAGAGATATTTAAATTAAAATTTATTATATCATATTATATAATAATGGAATATACAGGAGAGACCGCTAAATCCAAGATTATAGACTACAATTCAGAAGGTAGATATAATCAAGAAATGAATTATGCAGTATTACATTCTGCAAAGGTAGAAGACAGAGCAGTAAAAGCTCTTGTTAAATACAATAGAGAACAGATAGAAGGTAAAGCAATGGCTAAAAAGTTAAAACCCGTCGTTGTAAGAACTAGAAATAAAGCTATAGATCTTTCTTCGGTGCCAGACGGTATAAATGAAAGATATACCGAGAAATTAGTGTCCTATAACAATAGGCACTATATGCTATACGATACCGAAAATATTAATTCCGGTGACAAAGATTATGAATTCATAATTACTGACTATACTAAAAATAAAGACAAAGATGTACCATTTACAAGATCATTCGGTTATAAAAATTTAGATGAAACAATTGGTAGCTCAAAAATACTTAATAAGGATGTAATCACTAATTCAGGCAGACTAAGTAGAACAAATAAAACATTAAATTAAAGAGGTATAAAAAAATTAAATATATATATTAAATAAAATACTTTAAATGTATATGTCTTCAAATGTAGGTTCTGTAGCATATTCTTCAAGAGAAGGAATAATTGATGTACAACCGGATCAACGTATTTATTATTTTCAACCCGTTTATGTGGATATGGAAACAGATGAGGACATTTTACATCCTCTATTGATAGCACTCACGCATAGTTTAATTATAGGAGAGGACATTGCAAATACAAATACAGAAGAAACTAAAAAAACCCTGTCTGAAGATCAATTTAATAAATTAAATTTTAATCAAGAACTTTCTAACTGTTGTATTTGTATGGAAAATAAAAAATTGAATATACAATTAAATTGTAATCATATATTCTGTAAAACATGTATTAAAAAATGGCTCACTGAAAAATCTAATACATGTCCAACATGTAGAACAGAGGTTTAATGAAATATCTTAAATTTAATATTATAATTTAAAATATTTGATTAATAATAATTATGAATACATTAACTACATTAATAATAGTATTGTCTGTATTTGGTTTATACATTAATTTATATGGTAGGTCTAATCTTTCTGATCCCGAACTTATGAGTTCATCGTGGTTGTCTAAGATGTTTACAAAAGAAAATAAAACTGAAAATATTTCAAATGAAGTAGAAAAAATAATTCAAGATCTTAAATTAGATCCCGAACTTATAAATGAGGCAAAAAATGTTTCTCCCGAAGAAATAGATCTTTTAGTAAAGAGCGCCGAAGAAGAGAACATTCTGATGTCGGCGCCAAAAATGTATAATGAACTTGGAGAAAAAACAAGTGAGGCAAAAGACTCTAGAATTTTAAATCTAGGTAAAAATATAAAGGGCGGTTCATCTACTAGAGCCTATGGCTGGGTCCGTCCATCTACAGTAGATAAGGTAGACGCTAACGGTAACCTTTCTAAAGAAGACATTTCTTATAAAAATAATTTTCCTTATAAAACTTCTGAATTAAGAATGAAATCGGGTGATTCTAAGTCATTAGAAAGCACTAATGAATTAACAACAACTAGAAGATACAAACAAGACGCGCAGGTAGGTACATTAATATTACCAGAAGACACGTCTGCATTTGACATTAATAATACGTACACTGAGAGAGCAACCAGTATTTATAAAACTAGAATAGGATATGAAAATAAAATTTTACCCGACGTAAGGGAAATAAATTCTGATTTATTAAAAGAAAGAGACAATACGAAGTTAAATTCTATAGATGAAATGTCTGGAGATATTGAAATTAAGACAAGACCTAATTTGGTAGGATTTAAAGACAGGGTTGAGCATATGAAAACACATGAAAGATTGTATCCTCTTGATAAAGTAGACGCAGATATGAAAAATATATCTCGTAATTACAATCTAAAATAAAATATTTACTAAAATGTAAATCATAATGAATATTACTGACCGTAATGTTGGTAAATTTAACAAAGAATTACAAGATGTAGCAAATGACATCAATGCTCGGGTAAACTTACCAAAGAAAGATCCTAAAACAATTAGAACACTAAATAAAGTTCCGCCTCAAAAGACTATCTCATTTAAAAAGACGGTGCCTTATGATCAAGAATATGCCACAAAAGATAATACGGTTGGTAGATCAAGTTATCACGACGATCTTATAAACTCTTTAAATCTTAAAACCCAAGATATCAAAGAGGATACTCATTTTTTATTAACTAGCACTGCTTCCGAAACTAAAGACAATAATGCCCGTAGAATTATTGAAAAGGTAAAACCAAAGAATCAAATTTCTGGTATAACAGATAAAAACTTAATGGCACATTTAATTGTACCAAGTTCTTTAACACATTCTATAGTCCCAAGGAACGAGATAAAACCCATGGGTGTGTATCGTCAGGCAGATTCTACACCTTTGCCCCCGATTGTAACGCCTGTTACATCTAGCAAGGAAAAAATGATAACTATAAGATAATTTTATCGATGATTTCCTTATTATCTGCGAGTGTTTGTTCAAATATATTTCTTAGTTTTATTAGAGGTTGTTTAGAACCGATGCTATTTTTAATAGTTTCATATGAAACCCATTTTACATCGTTTATCTCTAAAAACTTTTTATCGACGTGTATCTTTGATATAAATTTTTTAGTAGACAAAAATCTATGTCTATAAGCGGTATTGAAAGGTACTTTAACTAAATACATGTAATAAGGGTAACCAGATGGCGTTTTACACTTTATACATTGTGAATTATGCTTAGATAGTGTGTTTTTAATAAGATCGTAATCTTCTATACACCCAAGGGTTTCTTCCCAAGATTCTCTTGTTGCAGTTATTTCCGGATCTGATTTATCTGTAACTTCGCATGCTCCTCCAAAATTCGACCATTTATTGTCCCAGTCCTTTCCGAGGAAAAAATAAGGTGCTTGCTCTATACTTTTAGTATAAAAAAGTATTCCCGCGCCATAAATTATATTATTTGTTAGCATTTAACTATTTATTTGTTTTGTCTTTAAAAGGAATTAAAAAAAAGATACATTATTTATTAATTACGTTTATGTATATTTATGTCCTTTGTAGATAAATACGATATTAAACCGCCACTTAATTTAATATTTACTCGTTCCAATGATAACAAAAAAATAAAATCCACTAATTATAATATGAGCGGTTCTGTACCAAAAATACAGATAGAAACTGAGAATTCTTCTAGACCTACAGTACAAATTAAAAACCCTGCAAGTATAAGAGGAATTGATGTAATCAGGGACTCCGACGATTCCGCGTCGGATGCTTCTGGTAGTACTATATCAGCAGCAGAAGCACCAACAAAGAAAACAAGCCTCAAAAATGTAAAATCTAAGTCTAAATTCAACTCAGAAGATTATCAGAGTTTTGTAAATAATTCTAAGAAAAAAGTAGGATCCGATAAAGATTCGGAATCTGGTTCGGAATCTGGTTCGGAATCTGGTTCGGAATCTGATTCAGATTATTCAGATTATTCAGATTCGAGCGATGGTTCTGAAACTAAAGGGAAAAAAGACCCCAAACAGGAAAAACAGGCAATTCTTCTTAAGCTGCTCGCTCTAGAAAAGAAAGGTGTTGAACTAACTAAAAAATACTCTATGTCATCTAAACTTTCAGATCTACGTTTTGAATTAGAACTTCACCAGGGCAACACAGAGAAAGAGATGAGTGTAAAATTCCAACAAAAGATGCTAATGGCCGCTGTAACAGGTCTTGAGTTTGCTAATAAAAAATTCGACCCAATTGGAGCAAAATTAGAGGGATGGTCAGAATCCGTAATGGATAACTTAGACGATTATGAATCTGTATTTGAAAGACTTCATGAAAAATATAAAACTCGTGCAGAACTCCCACCAGAGTTACAACTAATGGTAACATTAGCGGGAAGTGCATTTATGTTCCACGTAACTAAATCGCTATTTAGCAGTGCTCTTCCATCCGGTGACAATGGACTCCAAAATTCTGAAATCATGAAGAATATAGCCGCCGCAATGAGTAAATCTTCGGGTCCTCCTCCGAGACCAAATTCAAATGAAATATCCGGTCCCAGTATGAACTTGGCCGGTATGTTGAGAGATGATGATTCGGTTTCTAATAGTACAGTGGAAACTTCTAAAGAAGTTAAAATTAACGAAAAGGGAAAAAGAGCTATTAATATTTAAAAAAAATAATGTATAATGTATATAAATGGTATTATATTACAGTCAAGTTTCAGTACCCGTGTCTGACAAATCAGACCCATCATTATTAGCTAGTGATTTACAGAAAAACCCTTCTAAAATCTATACTGTTGATACTCCGAAAATGGAAATATATCAAGAGAATAGAGGTCTCTTAGAAAGTTTATCAGAACAATTATTTGGAGATACACTTGAAATGCACACTGTAATTCTTGAAGAAAACTTTTCTAATTTATCAATGGATGAGAAGATGAATTACATCTTTAAGTCTAACATTATACAAGGTCGGGTAGTTTCTAAATATTTAAGACTCATATTATTTATTCTAATGTTGATGGTGTTTAAATTGTATTTTTAAATATTAATAATTTTTGTATTTATATTGTTCATAGTGTATCTGGAATTAGCATAGGATAATTTTCTAAATTCTTCTATACTTTTATCCCCTCCGTATTCCTTTAATGAGAATATACTAGGAGCACACTTAATTCTAAAGTCTTGCCCAAAAAGAGCTCTGTAAAATTGTCCCACTAGGTAACTTTTATTTTCGAAAGTTTTGTTATTTATACAATAAGATTTAACACAATTTGGTGAACAAAAATTACCAAATAGTTTATAACGTTGTAATTTAGAACAGTAATCTATAGGTAGATAAAATGGTATACTTTTAAACGTGTGGTGACAGTTATAACATCGAACGTCACTTATACTCTGTTTAGTTTTAGTGATATCTACTCCTCTATTGTAATGTTTTACATTCTTTACAGTTTCTTTTACTGCGTCGCAAGTGTCTTCTTCATCGCTTGATAATATTATATTACATTCTTTATTATTGGTTTCCGTAAAAAAGCCTGAAATGTCTGCATTTTCTTCTCTTTCTTTATCATGTACCTGAATACAAAGGTTTCCAAAAGACAGTGCACTGCTTGAATAATCTTCTTGAATTTCTTCATTGTTGTCAAAAAACATATCTTCTTCTTTATTATCCTGAATGTAATTATTTTTGAAAGTAGTCGTTTCCCATTTCTTTTTCCTACCCCTTTTCTTCTTAACTGTTTCTTCTGAAGCTACGGGTACTACTTCTATTGTTTCTTTTTTTTTACGACCCCTTTTCTTAATAGTTTCTTCCATTAATTAATTTAAAGAAACCCCTTATAAAAAAGAATAAATGTTTGCTTTATATACCTTTACTTTCATAGGTCTAATTACATACGTCTTGAACAAAGCTTATAATTATTTTAACCCGTATAAGACCTTTGAAGATAAATACGAACATGATGATTACAATTTATTGTGTTATCGCATAATTTTTGAAGACGGTTCTGAAATGCTTAAATCGGAACTAACAGACGAAGAGGTGGAAGAGATGGATATCGACGAAAATAAAATTAAATATATCATAATCGAGTATATGTTTAATGGAGAATTTATGAAGTACATTACATATACAAAGGACATTCGATTTCCAATTTATCCTTTTGACATTACCCCCACAAAGTATCCATATTACCCAGAAGTAGTTATTTTAAATGGAATGGATATCACAAAATATATTCAGCCCTGGTTGGGACCATATTGTAATTTTTACACCGACCGCGAAGAACCAATTAAGCTTGAAGATGCCCTAATGGATCATCCAGATTATAAAGACATTGATTTTAACAATGGTACACTATTGATGCTTTCCAATCAAACACCTTTAAATGGTAGAAAGTGTATTACTAAACCACTTCCTTGTAAACTAATCTGGAAGAGACATGCTGCCGTAGATCCTAGAGATGAACATCTTTTGGAAAATTGAAACTAATTTTATTAATGTATTTAAAAAATAAATTTATTTAAACCTAAATAATGACAGACGAAACTGAAGAATCTGTATTATTTAGATTTAAAACTGTTCAAACAAATGCTATAAGAATTCTTTTCGAATCTCTTAAAAATATTCTTTCAGACGTAAATTTCAAGGCTGATTCCACTGGACTTAAACTTACTACAATAGATGGAACTAATAGTGCAATAGTTAATTTATTTCTTCAAAAAGAGAAATTTGAAGAATATATCTGTAGTAAAGTAACTAATATAGGTGTAAACCTGTTATCTATTTTTAAGATTTTGAAAGGTATCAAACATGCTGATACTATATCATTTACGATATATCATAACGAAGATGGACATATGTATATACAATGTGAAAATAGCGAGAAAAAGTCAAAAATTTGTACAAAGATTAAATTGCTTGATATGGACGAAAAAATTTATAAAATACCTGATATCCGGTTTAATAGTTACATAACAATGCCAAGTTCTGATTTTCAGACTTACATTTCAGATCTTTCTAACATTTCAAACGAAATACAATTTACATATAATAAAGCCCTTAAGTTGAGGGCTGTAGGAGATTTTGCCGATCAAAGTATCATTATTAATGAAACAAATGATAATTCGGCAGCTGAAGAACAACACGGCACATATAACACCAAATATATTTTACTATTTACTAAATGTACTAATTTATGTAGTACGGTTGAAATTTATCTAAAGACAGGCTACCCTCTGACTATTTTATACAACGTGGCAAATTTAGGACAGATTAAATATTGTCTTGCTCCTAAATAAATTAAATTTCAGAATCTATAACATCATCATCATTTTGACTTATACAAAATTTACATTTATATCTATAGTAAATCTTAAGAAAGATGTCTTTAACTCTTGTAAATGAAGTCCTGATTAAATAAGAATTCTTAACTAGATTTAATACAATTTCAAGTTTTTCATGGTCTATATCGACATTGTATTTCTTAGTCAATATTTCATCAATACATAATACAATTATTTTTTCGAAATCTTTTGATTGAAAATTTTTAATGTATTTCTTGTTTTTATTCAAAAAGTCTATAACTTTAAGTACAATCTTTGCGTAATCTAAATCTTCATCTGTAAATACTTCATAAAGACCATTATGTCTCAAATGATTCAATAATTTGATATAATAGTCTTTATTTCTTGAATCAGTAATTTTTTCTTTGTTGTTCATTTACGATATATCGTATAATTTAATTTAATTTAAATTGATTTAATAATTTGATAACTTGCGCCAACTACGATGCCTGAAAAAGCGTCGGTTGCGAAAGAATATCCAAAACCCAAGGGTTCGTAATAATATTTCTCAAGATGTGGAAATAATCCGGAATATCTCATCGGTATACCTACTATTCCGGAAATTAATATTACCAAGAGTGTAGTATATAAATTTACACCGGACATCTTGAGCGTATCAAGGGATTTAATTATAATAAAGTGGGTTATTGCTCCAACAAATCCGGCTATAAGCGCAGCGGATAAAACAGTATGTTTTTCAAAATATTCTTCAAGTACGGTTATCCATTTCATATTTTCAATTCCAAAAAATTTAATTTTATCTTCTGATAAAAGTCTAAGAATTATATCCCAAAAAGCGGTTACTAGAAAAATGATTATTATATCTTGTGTTAAATTATTTTTTGCGCTCATTCTAATTTATTTATTTAAAAAAAATATATTTTATTATAAATAAAAGATGTTGACAGAAGTACCAATGCCTGTTATTATGATCGCTGTATCAATTGTTGTAATACTCGGCGTTCTATGGATGACGGGTACTTTTTCTACCAGGAAGCAGTACAGAAATAGAAACGCTTTTTCATTGGCAGGTGACATTCAGAAGAATTTAACAGCTTTAAACGCCGATCAAATTGAAAATCAAGCATCTAGCAAATTCCATTTTGATGATAGAATCACTGGTGCTGTATTAGATAACGGTGATCGCTTAGACTCCTTGTATGCCGCAAAGACTTACAGAGGTCCATATGGTATTTCTACAAGATCTGCCATTAATAAAGATGAACCAGTCGCTGTAGAAGTAAAAGATGTAGATCCGACTGCCTTAGTAGAAGTAGATTCTTCGCAGGTTAAACCGAGTCAAAATGTAGCTGTTAAAAGGGAGAATGTAGTGGCAACCGAAGATGTAGTTGTAAAGGCAAAAGATGTTAAACCAGGTGAAAGAGTTACTGTAAAGCCGGATCAGGTCAGGTCGAGAGAGCAGGTGCTTAAAAAGAGCATGGTAACCGGACAGTCTGAATTAGTATCTAAAGAAGACGTTGATATTAATGAGACGGTAATCGCAGATTCTAGTCAGTTAGATCCTGAGACAACTGTTGTAGTTAAGGCGGCCCAGGTAAAGCCCAATAAGACTGTAGTAGCACAGGGTAAGTCACTTTCTGCTGGAAAGAAAGTAACCGTTGTTGCCGAAAAAGTAAAGCCCGAAGAAGTTGTAGTAGTAAAGACATCTGATACCAAACCCATGGCCAAGGTAACTCAAGTTACTCCTGCCTCGGGTCCTTCGCAATTAGCTGTACCGGCGGCTGGTGATGGAATTGAATTAGAAGCCCCAGAGCCTATTTCAATCGGTACCGTAGAAACTAGACTAGCAGGTGATGCTAGTTTTGGAAAAGTATATTCTATGAATAAGTATCCTGCCAAAAAAGCTTATACTACTGTAAGTGCTAGACAGAGTCTATCCGAGTTTCCTGTAAGATCTACAGTTCACACATCTAGAATTTAAATTTATCTAATCATACATTCATTAAATGATTCATGAATATCTCTATTTTCAGTCTTGTAACTAATTTTAAATTTCTTGCTTCTATACAATGAAAGTCTTTTACGATGCCAATTATTAAACACGCTTATAGTGTCATTGATGTCTATGACAAGTGGTAGATTTTCATTTTTCTTACGTAAAATTCTGCCAACTGCCTGCTCGACGTTGCCCTTTGGAGAAGCAAGTATTAACGTGTCTAATTCTGGATTATCATAACCTTCTGAGGCCATCTGATATGTTGCTATTATAATTCTACAATTATTCGATTTTTTAAGAGCGTCTGTTTTCATACCTCCATAGTATAAACCGACTGAATAAGAAATTAATGAATTATAAAGTAAATCACAATGAGCTTTACGATCTGATAATACAAGAATTTTTCTATTTGATGTGTAACACTCTTTAATTAATTTCAATATGAATGTATTTCGAGAGTCTATTTCCGTAATAGAAGTGATACTAGCGGGTGAATTTACTTTTCCATTTGGTAAATATTTTATTACATTATCTGAAAATTCTGAGAAATTATAAATATGTATCTCCGGTTCTATAATAAGCAATTGTATATTTACTACCACTTTACCCAGAAACCATTCAAGTGTGTATTCCAAACGATCCGCTCTTTTTAACGTAGCCGTCAGTCCAAGATTATACTTTGCTCCTATTTTGTAAAACACACTTGAAAAAACTTTAGAACAGTAGTGATGTGTTTCATCATAAACAGCAAACGAAAAATCCTTGAATGTTTCTTCTGGATAGTCTTTCATTGAAATACTCTGTATCATTCCTATACATATACATTCGTTTGTGTTGATATTGTTGCCCTGAATTATACCAGGTGAAATATTTAAAAATTTTTCAATTTGTTCTTTCCATTGTTCCATAAGAGATTCTTTATTAACTAAAATTATTGTCTTGACCCCAAGTAGATGAGAAATGTAAAGACTGGCAAATGTTTTACCCCAACCAGTATATAAACAAGCTATACAAGAACCATTTTTAAGTAATTCTGAATGTATTTCTTCAATGGCAACTTTTTGATATTCTCTCGGCGAAACATTTATTTTAATACAACATGAATGTATTTCATTTAAAATTAACTCGCCTTCATTGGAGAAGTATCGAGGAATATACATAAATTTATTCGTAAGCTTGTACAGTGTGTAATTTACGGGAGCATAATCACCTGGGGTAAAAGGTGTAACAGTTAATTCTTTTTTAAGACCGGTTCTTGACAGATCTACACGACGACCAAAAGGCATTGGTTTTATATGTAATTTATTTTTATATTTATTTAAAGAACTGATATATACATTTTAAATGGTAAAACTTTATATCACAACAGACCGTACATTTAGGTACAATAAAAGGTGTAATGAAAAGCAAGTTTCAGAAATGAAACACATCATTAAGAAAAAAACAGATGAAGTACATTATTTTATCGAAAATAATAGGCAAATTGGAAATATTTTGTCGCGTACGAACGGGTTCAATAAGATGATTTATAATGCTTATTCTGAATTGTATAAAAAGTATACAAATTTAATCCACGATTTTGATAAACTGAGGGTCACACTCTGTAACACTGAAGCAAAACTCAAGGAAACCACGGATTTGTATGAAAATCTAGAAGACATCTACAATGAAAAAGTAGCAGAATGTGAAAGACTTAAGAAAACTGACATTTTAGAAGAAAATTTAAATTTGTAAACGTATTTAAAGAAAAGAAACATACAAGAATATGTAACTAGAGTAATTCTATGGAGGCGTAGCTCAGTCGGTTAGAGCGTCGGTCTTATGAGCCGAATGTCGCGGGTTCGAGCCCCGCCGTCTCCATAGAATTATTACATTTTTTTAATTAATTTAAGAACTTGATAGATGGATATGTATATACAGAATACTATATCAATGGAATGTTCTATCTGCTGCGAAAAGTTTAACAACTCAACCCATTTTAAAGTAAAATGTAACGGATGTGACACTCAAGATACAGCATGTAGAACTTGTTGTAAGACTTACATCTTGAACTCCCAGAACGATCCTATGTGTATGTTTTGTAAAACTCCTTGGGAACGGGAGTTTATGATTAAAAATTTAACAAAAACATTTGTTGATAAAGATCTTAAAAGACACAGCGAGGAACTTTTTGTTGAAAGACAGATTTCTCTCCTGCCAGATACACAGAAAGATGCTATCAAGGAAAAGAGAATGAGAGAAATTAGAAAGCAAATAGAACTTATTCAAAAAGAAAAAGACAGGCTTAAAGCACTCATCAAAGAACAAGACGAAATCTATCGCGCACATTGCCTTGAATTGAGCAGACTTCATTACGGTACATCCACAGAAGATACATCGGCTGCTAATTTTACTATTAAATGTTGTAATGAGATGTGTAATGGTTTTTTGAACACAGATTACCATTGTGAGATGTGTGAAACTAATTTTTGTAAGATGTGTATGGAAATAAAAGACATCGGACATATCTGTAACGAAGAAACTAAAGCAACCGTACAGGCTATTAAAAAACAGGCAAAACCTTGTCCAGGTTGTGGGGAGATGATATCTAAAATAGACGGGTGCGACCAAATGTGGTGTGTTAAGTGTCATATTCAGTTTTCTTGGAGAACTGGGCAACAAATGCAAGGTTATAATCACAACCCGGAATACTTTAGGTGGCTTCGCGAAACCGGGCAGGATATTCAAAGAAATCCCCTTGAGAATGGTCAAGCAGCGCAAAACGTATGCGGAGTCAACTTAGATGCTGTTTACATTACTCGCACGGTTATGAATCTTTTCCCAAATCAGTTTTTTATCCGCGACGCTTTTTGTAATATGTACAGATTTTATAGACACGTGGAATGGCTAATTGGTACATTTCAGGGGCGCGCAGAAAATTCAAACGGGAGTCTTCTTCAACTCAGGGTAAAATATCTACTGAAGGACATAGGCAGAGAACAGTGGAAATTTGAAATTCAAAAGGTAGACAAACAGAATAAAAAGAATATTATGTATGAAAATATATGGAGACTTGTATTTACAGTTTTGCAATCTACTTTTGAAAAATTTGCTGTTTACACTCGCGAACAAAAAAACCCGCAAAACTACAAGGAACTTATTGACGAGTGTATCAAATTCAAGAAATACGCGAATAATTCATTTATTAATGTATCAAACACATTTGGCTCTCAAACGTGTCCAGGAATTTCAAAAGAATGGAGGGAACTCGGCAATCTTAAGACTTATATTAAGAAAAACCCTGATAACATTTAAAAAAAAATATTTGTTAATTGTAAATGGATAGAAAACGTGTTAAAATAGGTGTCAAATCAGTTTCTAATCTGATGTCTCGATTAACCACGGGTTACGGCAAGAAAAAATCTGGTTATTACCCACCCTCTTTGGAGGGTTATGAGTACAATTCTAAGTACGACAAGTATATGAAAAAATGTAAACCTTATCAGGTGCGCAGCGAAAAGGGTAGATGCGTAGGGAGAAAACCTAAATCCGGTTCTAGAACCGGTTCTAATCTTGCTGCTAAGGCAATGAAACTTAAACACAAAGAAGGAATTTCACTTAAAGAGGCATGGAAAAGAGTAAGATTTGGTTATAATCCTCCCAATTTGGTAGATTATGAATGGAACCCGAAAACTAAACGTTATAATAAAAAATGTGGTTCGGGTAAAGTACGTAATCCTTCCACGGGTAGATGTGTATCGGATGGCACGGCAAAAAGAGGAAGAACCTCGCAACCAAAATCGCCAAAACAGGTTAAAGGTTACAGAGTAGAATTAGTTGTAAAACCTCTGGGTGCAGATGAGCGCATAGATTTAATGGGTAAAAATCGTTCCCATAATCTTAAAAAACTCGTTGAATATTATAGTATGCTGCTACCATCGTTAGAATATGAATTTACTATAGTCAACCCAAAGGTCGTTAAGAGAATAGTTGGAGATGAAGGTAGAATAGTATTCAAGTACGATCACCTAACGCCGTTTGCATCGCAACGCGATGCCTGTATCGAAAAAGCTTTATCCATCAGCGGAGATAACCCAATTACAACAGATGGCAAAGGTAGAATTTTAAATATAGAAGCAGGAAAACTATCACCATACGACTTTCCTAATGGCATTATACCAAATGAGACATTTTTATTAGAGTCCCGGGGCGCTGAAAAGAATTGGAAAGGATTATATTAAACTTTTTTGAATACAAAAGAAAAGTTTAGGAAGCTACAGATTTGTTCTTTTTCTGTTAGATTATATTTATAATTGTCGTATATTTCTGAGAAGTTTTTAATCTCAATAAGTTCAAGACCATGACTTTTACATTTCTCTATCAAATGATCTTTATAAAGAAAGTATTCAATTGAAGCACCCCGATATTCAAAATACGTCTCTCGGGATGACTTAACAGATTTTAATTCAAATGAATACATTCCTTGATCATCTGTTCTTTTAAGACAAAGTGTGTCATTTTCAAAATGTCCATTGTTTAGACTTAAAAGACTGGATATAACATCTCCGTCTGCCGCAGTCCCGATAAAGTAACCATTCGTTTTAAGTTTTTTAGAAATAATATTTAATGTAATGTCAATGTCGTTTACGAAATAATGGAAAGAAAATTGACACGAGACTATGTCATAAATTTTATTATTGTCTTTAGAATTAACTATATTAAGTGCAAAAGGGTCTATCGCTGAAATATTCCAGAAGTAACACCTTGGCATATTAGGAAGATGTTTCATAGAACTGTATCTCTTGATAGCACCGTCAAAATCATTTTTTTCATATATACTCTTGTTATCAATGTCAAAACCTGTAATGTATTTAAGTCTCGCTTTAGACCACTTCATTAAGTCTCCGCCTCTACCAACGGCAACATCCAGGAGTGTATGTCCATTAGTTTTCCTTTGAGCTTCAAAAATGAGTTGCATCTTAATCCAGTTGTGAAATTTACGAAGCCCTTCGAGAGATTCAGTCATAATCGATTGCTGTACAATGTATTGATTATGAATGTACCTATACTTTATATTTTTTTGTAATAAAATTACTTATTTTCATCAAGGGTCATAATAGCCATTGCTGCGTAATTGTGAAGATCCATCAATGTATCTCGCAGTGTTTCATCTATTATTTCAATTTCAACACTCTTTGATGTAATCTTAGAAAATCTTTGAAGTTTGTCTCCAATTCTAACTAGAACTCCTACTGTACCATATGTAGCAAAAGCATCGCCATAATCTGAATTTTTCCTAGCAAAAAGTTCGCGGCATTCTTTTTGAATAGATTCAAGCTGCTGTACACGGTCCATTGTAAATATATATAATTTATTTCTCTAAATTATTACAAAAAATTATAATGCTTAAATAAATAAATTATAAAAGTGTATCACGGTCATGAACTGTAAGTGCGGAATCAGGGCTCTTTTCTTTGAAAAGACTAATCTCGAAGGTACGTTCAATGTATTTAAATGCGATGTTCAGGAAACTAAAAAGAAAGGAAAATGCGATTTCTATTATTCACAAAAAATTAAAGACCCCGTAAAAAGGCTTGTAGACGATACACTACAAACAATTAAAAAAGTTGTAGAAGTAGATCCAAGAGAAACTTACATAAAAGATCTGAATAAATACATGCGTCTTCTTAAAAATGCTGCGCATTTACCTAAAGAATATTCTACCGATTACATAGCAAATATTAATTACATTTTAAAAAGATTGAATATGAGATTTTATTTTGAAGATACTGAAAGTGTAGAATGTCTTGAAAAAAGAATTAAAAACAATGAATGTATAATTAGTCAACCTGATACCCCTAGAATTACATTTCCATTAAAATTGACAGAATATTCTCCTGAATTGAGAGTGCCACTGAAAACAAAACGTAAAAAGATTAAAAAGATAAAAACCAAATTAGAAATTGTAAAATTTGATTTTAATAGTTTCATAGAAAATGATGAATTTGAGAAACCTGTAGACGAAATTGAGAAACATGTAGGTAATATCGAGAAACTTGTAGATGAAATAGATAATAAGTCGGTATGCAGTGACAATTCAAGCGAAATATCCGATGTCATTGACAATGACGATAATAATACATTTGACGTAGACGACTATGATTCTGATGTAGATGAATCTTTTGATGATACCGGGGCATTTAGCGATTAAATAAAATTAATTAAATATATGCTCTTTTATAACTATGTTATCAAATATATTAGACGAAAAAAGTCAGGTTAAAATCAATGAAATAGCAAACAAATTTATTTTTCCTATAAAGTGTTATGCTATTATATTAATTGTTATTCTATTGCTAAACTCTTATTATTTGTATAAGATTTCTGAAAAATTAAACTAATTTAAAAAAATAATATATACAACCGTAAATGGCAGAACTACCTGTTACAGATCAGGAAATTGAATTTTTTAAAAAGGATGTAGGAGATTACAACGAAATTGATACAGAAATCAAAGAACTTAAGAAAAAGATGAAACCTTATCAAGATAAAATTAAGGAACTTACTCAGAAAAAGAGACAGAAGCAAGAAGAAGTTCTAAACTTTATGTCAAGTAACAATCTAGATGTGTGTCATGTAGGTGACAATTCTAAACTAGAACTTAAAAACACGACGGTCAGCAAACCAGTCACAAAAGGAGATGTATATGATAGGATATACAAGTATTTTTCTGAAGACATTGATAAGACAGAAGATATGGACTCCCAAGGAAAGGCAAAGTTTTTACACGATTACATATACATCGAGGGGCGCGAAAAAGTGCCCACCCAAAAACTAGTTTCTAAATAAATTAAAATGTGATAATGTCTTTGTAACAGTTAAGTATATCCAAGACATTAGTGTCTTCTTCATGTATTTCATATTTCTCTTTTTCTAATTGTTTTATGTAATTATTCATAGTAAGTGACTTAATTTGATTATTTTCAATTTTAAACAGACCTATATCTGAATTATACCTATCAGTCGTAAAGCTTAAAACTGTTAAGTTCAATTCAGAATTTTCACCGTCCTTATACATAACTATATAGTCTTGATACATCTTGAATTTATTAAATTCTTTAAATTTTGATATATCAAATACGTTTTCATTAGTTTTTTTTTCTTGAATTTCTCCATTTTTAAAAAAAATCAAATACGACTTCATTCTATACTAAATTATACATATTTTAATTAACATTTTTAACCTTAGATATTACAAAAATAAATTTATATAAAAAAATATTTTATAATGAATTATATTCAGTGATGGCTACGGTACCTGTTAACTGGACTATTGATATTAAAGAAAAGATCGATCAGGCTGATAATGAGAAACTATTAGAATATTTCCACGTTTTAGATAAAAAATGGTCTGTTAATAAGGAAGATGATATAATAGAAACTGCGTGTAAAAATCTCTGTATACCCGATTTAGAAGCAGTTGATACTAGTATTTTGTCGGTTGAACTGGAAAAATCTATATTCGAAACTACGCTGTTGTATTTCAAATTTAAAAAATACATATCGGATTTTGAAGACTATCAAGAAAGATGGAATAAGATTTACGAAGTAATTTTTTATTCTGAAAGGCTAATCCGTGATACTTATATACTTTTTCGTACATCCGATCCTAATAGGAATTCATTGTGTAACGAAGATCCAGATGTACTTTTTAAGTATGCTAGATTTACAGACGATTCTAAAAAAACCCCTTATCAATGTCTTCTTCTGTATCTTCTAGAGTTATTTTCAGAAGAAGGATTTACAAAGGCAGGCGGCAACTTGTATAAACCCGTAATCTACAGGAAATGTAACACGCATGCGTGGAAAAAGCAATGTACAATCAAGGATTACATCTATCACAAAACTGACCACAAAATTAACTTTAATCAGTGGAAAAATGCTACGGCTAACGGTACAAGTAATATCAACAATGCTGAAAAATACTTCAATGAATTTATCGGACCCGAGTTGCCAGCGTTAAATAAAGATCGTCACTTATTTGCTTTTAAAAACGGTAATTACATAACAAAGTATAACACTGCAGAACCAGGTGATACACCTGTGTATGTAGACGTATTCGTTCCGTATGGTGAAAGTCATCCCTATCTTAATAATTTGTCTGTAGCAGCAAAATATCACGACTATAAATTTGATAATTATGATCAATATTCAGAAGATGAGTGGTTTAACATCATAGCACATTGTCCTACATTTAAAAGCCTCCTTGATTATCAAGAATTTACCGAAGAAGTACAAAGATGGTTCTGTACTTTTATGGGTAGAATGTGTTTTAACCTTGGAGATATGGACAACTGGCAGGTTCTGTTGTATCTACTCGGGCAGGCTGGTGCCGGAAAGAGTACAATTGTAATGAAAATTATTCAAAAATTTTACGAAGAAGAAGATGTAGGCATCATCGCAAATAACATCGACGCAAAGTATGGTATCAAGCCTCATGTTAATAAGTTTATTGTACTTGCTCCGGAGATTTCCGAAAATTTTAAGATGGAGCAGACAGATTGGCAGCTTCTAGTTGAAGGAGGACGCAACACTTATTCTGAAAAGTATAAGTCGGACGAAACTATTAACTGGGAAGTTCCAATGATGATGGGTGGAAATAAAATTATGAGATATAAAAATAACTCAGAAAGTGTATCACGTAGAACAGCGGTAGTAAACTTTTGGAAAAAGGTAGTAAATACAGACACCGAAATTGATAAAAGACTAGCAAAAGAAATACCGAGTATCATGAAATTGTGTATTCGCGGGTACTATCACACACTTAAGAGACACGGTAAGAAAGGTATCTGGAACATTCTTCCGCAATACTTCAAGGAAAACAAAGAAGAGATGGAGCAAACTACTAATTCTCTTCAGCATTTCTTGAAATCTGGTAAGGTAGTGTTTAATAAGAACTATTACGTACCCCTAAAGGTATTTTCTCAGATTTTTAACGATCATTGTAGGGAAAATAATCTACCACGCGAACAGTTTACAAAGGATTATTATATGGGCATATTTACTAATAACGATATCAAGGTTGTACAACAAGGTTCCAGAGAATATCCTACTAATTCCGGAATTATTCTCAAACGTACTACATTTGTACTCGGTATTGATATTCCAGGAGACGATAATGAACTCCCCGAGGATGACCCCGAATAAATTTACATTATATTTTCACGTTAAAACATTAGTTTTAATTTATAGTTATATATTAAATGCCAAAAGAAATGTTACCTGAACTATTAGATACTAGCGGTGATTTTATATTCAAGATTGGAATTGGTTCAGTAATTGTAATTATTGTTTACTTTATATTTAATTTATTTTCCAAGCTGAGAGAAATAAATGACAAACTAGACTCTTTTTTAACAGATTTTAAACCTGTCGAGGCACAGGAATATTCGGGTGATGTAATTGAAGACATCACTGATAAAACCGAAAAGAAGGAGTCGAATGTAGATTTAACAGGTGTTGACATTACAGAAGATCTACCATCTATTGAAGAATAAACATCAGATAGGACATGTGAGTAAACTTTCATTCCTTACAAATGCGTCTATTATACATCTATACATTCTTTCATATGAAGCGATGTCATTTCCGCCCGTAATTATAACACTACCGGGTCTGAATACAATACATGACATCACTTTATTAGAATCTGGATCTTGCATTTTTATATTTACACCCGGGTATTTATTTGGGTTAAAAGAGTATGTTTTGAGATAATTTAATTTACCCTGGTCTAAAATTTTACACAAATCTGACTGTTTTATATATTTATCTATTTTAAAATCAGAATTTATCATGCATATTCTAGCGTTTGAAATATGCGCCGTTTCACTTGTGAATGCATTTAATACACTAAGTCTCTTAAAAAGTTTTCTTAAGGCATACGTCGTTGAATATGGATTAAGAACCCCTGCCAATTGAATATTTCCATTTGAGAATATTTTAGCGGAAACTTTGGGTTTATTTTGATATTTCACGGTTATGTAAATATTAGCACAGTTATAAAATTGTTTCTTGCCGTTTTCGTCATTATATACGGCTTTATACTTCTCAGTGTCTATAACACTATTAAAACAGCAACAAACGGTCATTGTAGAGATGTCCCACTTTTTAATAACATTAAATGATGTATATTTTTCATCTTCCGAGAATTTATTTTTATAGACTTGATCAAAACTTTTAAAATTGGGATTACAAATACAGTCTGTATATTGAGAACGCGGGTCGCAAATTGTACACATATTATTGTAAGGTCCGTGTTCTTTATATACTAATTTGTTTCTTTATATAGTTATTTTTTGTAATTATTTGTCTCTAAATTCATTTATAGTCTCTACTACAAAGATATAATCAATGATCAATTGTGTGTTTACTGATTTCTTACATGCTTTCAATAACAATGAAGACATTTCTTTGGAGTGATTATTTACAAGATGTGTGAAATAAAATATAAATCTTGGAAGATAAAATCTATAAGTCTCTTCTAAATTCAATTCTTTATTATTAATTTCTTTTATGATGTCATATAAGCAATATGTTAAAATGTTGAAATCTATGTCTCTAATCATATCATCTGATACTATCAATTTATTGGATGACTTGCGATGATAATAAATTATTAATCTATTTATTTCTTCGATCTTTTTATTTGACAGTTTAATTCTAGTACAGGGATCTCTAAAGTCTGACATCTTATTTAAATAAATTACGAACGTGTCAAAATCGTAATATATGTACTTACTATTATTTTTAATACAAATCCAGGGATACCTAATTTCTTCGTGAGAAATAGGACAAATATTATTAAAATCAAGTGTTTCCCTGATTTTTTGCTGTATTACTCTAGCAGCAGAATATTTATTTAACGTGTCTAAAATAAAAGACTTGTTGTATTTTTCATTTTTAATTTTATAAATTTTACATATTTTTCTTAAACACTTCACTGTTAAAATATTTGAATATTTAATCATCTATTTAATTAATTTATCTTTTTAAATCTTTTTAATTTAATTTAAATGTGTATAAAAAAATACAATAGTAAACTACAAATGTCATCTTTTAAGATATCCAAAAAAACAGTTCATACGGATTCGAGAACCTCCATTATAAATAAACATCTTGAAACTATCAAAAAAATAGAAGACGACAAAACAAATTTAGACAAATATCGTTCAGAATTAATACTATTAAAAAAAACCAAGAAGAACTTTGAAATTAAATGTAATTGTTCAGATGTTTTTAATGTTTCTAGACAGATTGACGATTTAAAAGACAAAATTCAAAAAATTGAAAACGATACAGAATTATCCGATTATTTATTTGATTCTATAAAATTTATAAAGGAAATAGATAATAACGGTTGTACCACGGTAGAAGATACTTCTGAAGAAGGTATATTTAAATACATTTCACTTGAATCAAAAAATAATAAAGGTGAGTTGTATAAAATGTACATGGAAAAATGTTTTCCATTGGAATCGGGTTCCCGCTTAGAAAATAAACGTAATAACATTTTTAGGTGCCCAGGCTGTGACGGCAAGACAACTAACGATATCTCATCGGGGCTCTCAGTGTGTTTTAACTGTGGTCTAACAGAAAAAACAAATATTTCAAATCTTCCAGAATGGAATCATGCGGAAACACATGAATACATCAAGCCTTATAGTTACAAAAGAACAAACCACTTCAAGGAATGGATAAATCAAATACAAGGTCGAGAAGGAACTCTTATACCTAATGAGGTTATAAATTTATTAATAATTGAAATTAAGAAAGAGAGATTAAAGGACAAAACTTTAATTACATATAGTAAAATCAAAGAATTTCTGAAAAAACTTAAACTTAATAAATATTACGAACATATTCCAAATATAATACATAAAATAACGGGTAATAAACAGTTAATTATTAATAATGAACTTCAAGAAAAATTAGTTGGTATGTTTAATGATATACAAGAACCATTTGATAGAAATTGTCCGAAGAATAGAAAAAATTTTTTAAGTTATTCTTACACTTTGTATAAATTTTTTCAATTATTAAATAAGGACGAGTATCTTATTTATTTCCCTTTACTTAAAAGTAGAGAAAAATTATTTGAACAGGAAAACATATGGAAGAAGATATGTACAGATCTAAATTGGACATTTATTCCATGTATATAATTTTAATTGTGTATAAATTTAATAAAGGTCTATATTTGCTGTATTATTATTGTAAGACACCGTAGTTGTTCCTACGCAAGTTACATTAATATAAGACCTCGTACCGCCGAGTGTATTGAAGTTTATTCTAAGCCGAATACTTTTATATCTATCGAGAGGTACACTAGAACCTGATTATAAGCGGCATGAGAAGCATGAGCTCCTCTTATCCCATGGTGTTAATTAATATAAGCAAAGTATAATTATTTATATTATTTAACACATACAACATAATTTACACAATTAAATTACACAATTAAATTACACAATTTTCATTTTATTTAGTACATCGCAAGCGAAGCAGCACCACCCTTGAAGAGAGCTGTAGTCTCGCCAACGCAAGTGATATTGATGTATGGGTTAGTAACGCTGGCGGTACCCGTAAAAGCTAGAGTTAGACGAATGCTGTCGAAACGGTTAAATGGAACCGACGAACCCGAATAAGCAGAGCTTGCAAGAGGAAATACGAGGACACCTAGGCCGTCGAGAACCTCTGTCTGATCACTCTCGATGTTACGATTGACGTATAGACCAAGCGAAGAAGCGGCAGCGTAATCTAGCATCTGAGCAGGTAGAACTCCGGAGAACGAAGACGAGTTCAACTTGAGTTCAGCACTCTTAATGTATACATCCTTACCAAGGTCGCCCGAGATAATGAGGTGCGAAGCATATAGCGAGAAGTGGTCAAGATCAATGGTCTTTTGTAGAACAGTCGATACATCGGTAATCAAAGCGTTCTGGGTCATCTTAAGACGCTTTGGAAGACCTAAGGGCATCGCCTTCATCTGTTCACGTTCCTCGTTACACATAATAATGTGCTTAGAATAAAGCTTAATAGACTTTAGCGAAATTGGAGGGGGGCCAAGGGGAACATCTTCTGACACCGTGGTTCCACTATAAATCGGTCTGTAACCAATTTCAGAGAGATATGGCGAATTTACCACCTCAAAAAAAGTCGGAGTAGGAATGGACGACGGCGACACCACCTGCACGCCGCCCGAAATTTTAAGGGTTGTATCACCGCTGTTCGCAAAGTAAATCTTAATCTTAACCGATTGGTGAGGAGCAGCCGCGAGCGGATAACCACTCTCTGATATATTAGTAAAAGTCTCTAATTGAGGAGCGAGAGTTTTTGTTAATGCGGGAATAATAAATGTAACATCTACATCCTTACCTGTTCTAGTCCAATTTGCTGTCGATGCGTCGTAGACCGACGACGTTGAGGCAGTAGTTGGCCGACCTCTCCTAGAAACAGAGTTGTAAGCAGCCTCAGACATTTCGGTGTTGTATACTACGCGGACGTCATCTTTTTCTAGTGTCTGCCAAATCTGAGTACCAACCTGATATTCGATGCGTTCTATAATTTTTGTTAGAGCACCTAATTTGAACTTAAAAGATGGAGAGTCCGCGTCAAATTTCAGACCTTTAGCACCGCTCGTGGCTACTACATCAATCGTTGCTAGCGTGCCGGTACCGGTGATGGCGGTAGTGGTGGCGCCGCTGGTGGTGGTGTAGCCGGCGCCCCCTTTAATGACCCTGAACTCGTCGACGCCACCGCCGGCCGCGAGTTTGGTAACCTCTATTTGCGCCAAGTTTGTGGCGTTGCCGCCGGCGATTTGGAGCACATCACCCAAGGCGTACCCAGAGCCGGCGACGTTCACATCCGAGCCGGACGCCCCGAAGTCCGCAACCTGTCCATCTGTGAGCGCGCCGCCCGTGCTGGAGGTGCCGTTCGACCAAGTTCCAGTTGAGCGGGATGTAAAGTTATTCTCAATAGTAACTTTCATATTAAGATATAATTCTCCAAGACAGTCAATGTCATTGTTAATAGTGAAAATCTTAGAGCCGCCAAAGTTAACATTACCATTGTTACCACTGGCCGGAACCTCTAGAATGGTAGAACCGTGAAGTAGCTGGCGAGTGGTGTCATTCTTATTCCAGAAGACCGACATTACGTCGCCTTCCTGATCCTGAATCTTGTTAGTAACGGCGAGACCCTGAGTACCACTTCCGTTATAAGCAGCATGAGCGGCTACAGCTCCAGACATATTGTATTTATTTAAATATATAAAAGAAAATAATTTTAAATTTAATACGTAATAAAATTAAAAACACACATTTTATTTATTTAACTGAAACTGGTTGAACCTGATACAATAGACTGCACCTGGGTTCCACAAACTGTTACTGAAATGTATGCATTTTGTGAAATTTTATTACTGTTCAAAGCATTTTCAATAGGATGATTATCAGTTGGATCATCTGTTAAGAAAATGTCTTTTTTAATTTTGAGACACAATTTCTTATTGTGTATCTTTGAAAAGTCAATACCAGATGTATCAAATGCTTTTTCAGCTATTTTAATGATGTAAAAATCGTTTGTATTTACTTGTTTAAGTCCAAAATTTTCGTTGTTATCCATAAGTAACATACTCGATTTAATAAAACCAGTTCGGTCACTACCGAGAATCAATTCTGCGGATTCTATAAAATCTGAAAAGTATCCAAATGTATCGTAAACTATACTACTCGTTGTATGATTTTTAATTTCTGTAATGTCACTAAATCCATTGGTAATGTACGCGGGTAAATCGTGACTGTATCCAAGATCCGAACTTGTACCCGAAGATTTACTTATAATTCTACTAGAAATGTGAGGAAGTCTTAGAGAAAATAATATGTGACTTACGTTTATATTAATGTCATCTAGGTTCACAACCGCTTCAAAAAGATCTCCGGATACATTTGCTACATCCGTTATTTTATTAATGGCTTGTTGAGCAAAATGAGATGTGTGTACAACGTGTGTAATCAAATTTTTAGATATGTAATTTTTTTCGGTTTCGGTTATTGAATGATTTACGGTTTTAATAAAAGATTTAAAATAATTTGAATCTAGATAATTCGCTGAATTTGTACCACCTGATAAAATTTGAACAGATCTTTGTGATAATGAAGGGTTTAAATCATTATAATGAACTTTCAATTTAAGATTATTAGTTAATGCCCCTTGACGTATCAAAGCATTCTTCATATCTAAACTTCTTCCGATAAACGGAATAGAACAAGATGCTTGAATATAAACTACATCACCAGATTTACATTCTCTGTGATAAACATTGTCAAGTTTGTCTTCTAGATGAAAATTAGGTCCGGAAATATTACTTCCTTTACCGAGTTCCGTTAAATTCCGAATGTATATGTCATCGGAAGTTAGAGTCTGAATAGTAAAATGTCCGAAATAAATTTCAATTTTGTGTATCAATGCTAGAATTATATCATTTGAAACAAATACAACAAAATCACCCGGAGTATCAGGGGCTTTAAATCTAAATTCTACACAAAATGAAATCTCTGACAAAGCACTTGAGTCCGCATTAATGCTAAACGTGTCATGATTAGAACTATTTGGAAAAGTCTTTAGACTTCCCGGTATAACTGTTTCACCTGCGCCGGATATGTACATTTTTTGACATTTAGAAAGTAAACTAGAACTTATGTTTTCACGAGATGTGTATTCGTTTGATCTACAAACAGACTGTGACCCCGTCGAATCAAAAGTTTTAATAGATACATTATCTATTCCCATAAAATGTTTAATATATCTATTGTATTTTTTTTAAAGATTTAAACAAAATTATAAGAAAGACATCGAGCCGCCAACTACAGATTGTACCTTTGTACCACACGCTGTAACAGTGATTATACCACTTTGTTGGTAATCATTGCTATTTAGAGAATTATCTGTATACAATTGTGAAAAAATGTTATCATATAAATTAATAATCAATTTTTTGTTATTAATCTTCGAAAATGCTACGCCGGAGGTGTCAAATGCCTTTTCAGCCAATGTTATCATGTAGAAAGCTTTATGATTACCTGCGTACTTAAGATCAAAATTTTCACATGTGTCTAGTTGCGCCGAGCTTCCCTTAATAAACCCAGTTCTATCGCTACCAAGTACAAGTTCCATAGAATCTATGGGATTACGGAGATAACCAAAAAGATCTCCGGTAAGTTTAGATGTTCTAGGATCAATTGTACTAAAAGGTGTGGATACACCATTCACAGAATTCGTTATACGTGAAACGATAGTCGAACTCATTGGTAAATCATTAAAATTTTTATTGCCAGCAAACCTTTTGTTGTGTACATGTGGTAAACGTACCGCTATTAATAGATGAGAAACATTATGCGATACATTTTCAAGATCTACTTCAATCTGTGTAGTATTATCCGTAAAACGGGGAACATTTACATTTATAGGAATAGTCTTAGTGACACTTGATGAAGTGTTTAATACCTTGTGAATTATATTCTTATGTATAAATTTTTTCTCAGTATCTGAGATTATATGGGTTCTAACTTTAAGATGACTCTTGAAATATCCAAGGTCTAAATAGTCATGATTAGTTCCTCCATCTGTAAAACCAAACGGTGATACATATCGTCCGCCCGTAATAACCTGATAAGAAGAACCGCCGGCGGATGTTAAATTTCTATATAACTCGTTGTAATAAACCTTTACAGTTACAGCATTAGTCAAGGCTCCGGCTTGTAAAAGTGCTCGCGACATATCTTTATTTCTTCCCATGAAAGGCAATGAACAAGACGCTTGAATTACATGGACATCTGTGTGCTGGTTCGGGTCCGAGTCGAGTAGATTAGTCCAGTGTCCGGTAAGTTCTAAAAGTTCGGTACCACCACCTTCAGAATTGGGTAGTTGCCCAATGGTGCTGTTAAAGTTGTAAGGAACCCCAAGTTCGGTTAAATTTCTGATGAAGATGTCATCTGCCGTTAGTGTTTGGACTGTTAAGCTACCTAATTTAATCTCTACCCGGTCTATAATAGACAATACAATGTCCTTTGTCACAGAAGCAATAAGTGTTTGAGTAATAGTACTTGTTGCAGGATTTTTAAATCTAAATTCAATATTGAATATCATATCAGAGATAGCGTCAGTATCAGAATTGACATAGAATGTATCTACAGAGTCTAATTTAGGAAATGTTCTTAAACTACCGGGTATAACAGTTTCTCCAGATCCTGAAATGTACAATTTTTGACATTTAGAAATAAAAGAAGACTTTACTTCCTCGTCTCCTTTGTATTCATTTGTTCTACACAAAGATTGTGAACCAGTTGAATCAAAAGTTTTAACGGCTACGTTACTAATACCCATTGTTTATTATATTTAATTTATTTTTTTTTTAAAATTAAATCGTAGATTGTAATTCGTTTTCATTTAGTTTTTAAAATAAATACAAAAATGTAAATAACAATGTCAAATTTTGAATGTTCTGTCGAGGATTTAATGTCGAATACGGAGGCCAATAATATACCAGATGTTGTACCCGATAATGTAAATTTAGAATTTAATAAATCAGAAGATAATGTATCTCCCGATACCGAAAAACCGCCAGGTGTAAATTTATCAGTATATCAAAGATTATACACTGATAAAAATATCAAAACTATTTTATTTATAACACTTGTTTATCTTGTATTGAATTCTGATCAAATGTACACATTTTTATCCAATAACGCTTCATTTTTATTGATAGAAGGTTCTCCAGGATTTCTCGGAAGAGCTGCTATCGGACTTATGTTAGGAATTACGCTTATAGTGTTTACTTCTTTCTTTTCGTTTTAGTTTTAGCCGGTCCGACCAGATCTTTTTTATTTGACAGATTGTCACTTATTTTGTCCATCATTAACGATACTAAACTCACGTCTTTTTCCGAAATTGTTTTATCTTGTTTTACACCCCATTTTAAAGAAGACATTAAATCATGGGTCAATGGGATTCGCTTGCTTTCAAATTTTTTACAGTTGATTACGTTTCCATTATCGTCAGGTTCTCCGTCATTCTCGGACATGCACATCTGACAAATTCCGGCGGGAGTTAGTTTAAAATAAATGTGATTATTTGTATGATACCCACATTTATTCTGACAATACTTAGATTTCGTATTTATGAGATATAAAGTATCGTACTTTTGAGATTTTAAAATGCCACGAATGTCTTCTACACGGTATCCGTTTACATGATTTTTAAAAAACCGTATAATACTATTCTTCTGAGAATTTTCATTTGATAACAATGTAAATTTTCCAGATTTTTCTGAATCAAAGGCTTCATCGGTTTCTTCGTATTCTGGTAGATTGTAAAATTTGGTAATGTCAGTTGTATCAGTTCTAATGCTAGTGTCTTGAATTACTTTCAACAAATTGCATTTGTAAATATTGTTGTGTGCTTCTGATAGTTTATTACCGATGTATGTTGTATAATAATTATAAACACGGTTCTCATAAGTGTATTTTCCATCCGAGTACGTACATTTATCAGAACCTACAAGTCTGAGACCATTTTTATCATACACACATTTGTCTATTATTTTATCCCAAGAATCGAAAAATGTTTCTGGTTTGCCGTAAATAGTATTCAGAGAAACAAGTATATTTTCTCTTATTCTAAGTGCTACATTTTTATCAACTGAGATGTCCGGCCAATTAAAGTGATATCCTTGTTTTATAAATGTATCTTCACCTTTTTTAATTTCTTTTGGATTGTCAGCTTTTGTTATAATACATTTTAAATCAGGAATGTTATACACATTACACATTACATTCTGTACGGATTCTGCGTAGGTATTTATGTCTATAACACTTGAAGAAAGAATATCAAAATCTATAAAAAATCTGAATACATCTGTTTTTTTCTCGACTATACAATTCTTAAAATTAATGTACTTAACGTATAACTCTTGAAACAAGATGTAATCGGTTGTAAGATCAAGTTTCCCACCGTCTAGCATATAATGTGTTACATTTCTACTACTAGCGTTCTTAACAATTTTACCAGTGGAGAATAACCAGATTCTCAGTGGATTTTTATCCATTTAAAATATTATACATTATATTTTTATATTTATTTATTAAGGTTTAAACTTAATTGTAATATCACAATTATTAGTATATATTCCTTTCACAGCACTTGGAGATAACACACAACGTTTTCCTTTTTTCTTAGCAGTTATGGTTGCCATCATATCACTATCTATAAGCTCTACATTAGATAATGCGTAATCCATTACTTTATTTTCTATAAACCATCTAAAAAAATTTAATTGACCTACGGTTGTGACGATATCTTTTTTTGAAACATTTTCTTCTATTGTATAAGTTCTCCATTTAAGTGTATATGGATCTATAATAAGTCTTTTTTGTCTACAAAATGGATCAAAAAATTTCTTCGAATATGCTTTTAATTGGTTTTTATAATCAATGTATATGTTAAAATAAATAGTATCAGACTTACATTTTAAAGGGTAAGTGATATTATATTTTTTTGAATAATTGGTTACTAACCAATCTAAGAGTCTTAAAGAGAGGGGTGTTTTTTGATCGATTATATCATTTAATAAATCTATTTTGTTTTTATAAAAATTTATTAAAAAGTTAATAAGGGTTATCTCTTTACCATTAAAAGACATTCACCGTATTGTAAATTTAATGTTGTTTATCTTTAAATAAATTTAAAGACAGTATTATATTTACATATAAGTATGACAACTGAGATAATTAACGAAAACTTCAAGAGGCAGATTATTTTTCTATTAAATAATCATTGGACTGGAAAACACGACATGTATTTCCCACTTCAAAATGCTACAAATATAGAACGGAAACACATTTATAAACTTTTTAATTACAAATACATATTCTACACTAAAGATACTGTAAATACAAAAAGAGCGGTGCTTTTTCTATTCAAAAATTCTTGTGGAGAGAATAATGCCGTGATAGTTTTCAAAGATCTAAGTATATACCAGATACAACTATATACATTAGAGGAATACTTTGATGGTAGTATTTTTGAAATTTCTTACACAGACAAAATTATTACAGTTTACGATGCTTTTATGGTTTCAGGAAATAAAACAAATTATCAACCATTTGATGAACGCATTTCAGATGTAGAAATTATGACATCTAATTCAACTATTAAAGATTTCACAATTAAAATGTTGTCTTATTCTGAAGACATACATTGTTTTAAAAATTTGTCAGAGGACGAAGAACTTTTTATGCTACCAGCGAAACTTCCTATTTTAACTGGTGTTAATTTTTCATTTTTCAAATGGAAACCCGCGGAAAAAATAACGTTTTGCCTACAAACTCTAGAAGAAAATGAAAACGATTTAATTTTAATGTCGTCTAATTTCAAGAAACTTATCAAATTTGCTAAGATACATAGTGATTCTTCAGATGGAAATGAGTATATTAAATCTATTAAAAACCTTGAAAATTACAGTGATAATTGTATAATCGAAATTAACACTGAATTTCCCGAGGGAAAGATAACAATCAAAAGAGTAAACACGGATAAAATTTACCCAACGAGTATTAGGCTAATTGAAAAAGTTTTATTCATTAAACATGAAAATATCAAATTTGAAGAGTTGGGTATGTAAACTGAAAAATTTAAAGGATATAATATAAAAGCAATAAGCAATACATTAACGCATTTATCGAAATATGTGTTAATATATTACTTTATAATTATTTTTTTAGTGTTGTAAGACATTTAATGTCTAACGGCGGCAACGGCCCTTCTTGAGGCGCATACCCTTCTTGAGGCAGCGGCGGCGCTTGCGGGCGTACGCGCGGGCACGCTTGGCAGACTTGGTCATCTTAAGACGCGAACCCTTCTTGACACCGCGGCGACCGAAACGGGTACCACCCATGCGAGTCGACGACTTCTTGCGGAGAAGCTTGGGCGAAATGTAGACACGGTAGGTCTTACCGTTCTTGGTGCGCTTGTAGTAAAGACCACCGTTGCAACCCTTGTATACCTTACGCTTCTTGCCGCCGATCATAACGCGCGCCTTCGACGAAAGCTTGCGGACCTTGCGGCCCTTCTTGGCCTTGCGGCCCTTGCACTTCTTCTTCTTGCCAAAAAATAGTTCGAGCATTCCCATAATTAATATTTAATATATATCTGAGAAAAAAAAAATATTTTTAATTAATTTTTTTAAATTACAATTTTGATAAATTTAGAAATTACATTATCTTTTATTTCTTTTTCATTTAGAAATGTAATTAATTTTTCTTTATCACACATCTGTTTAGTAAATTCTTCTGGAAGCTCGTAATCAAATTCTTTGAATATTTTCCGGGAAATAATGTAATCAAAATTTTCACTTTTCTTATTGATCATTTTAAGAACTTCTTCAATACATTTGTGTTTTTTAATTAAATTGAAAGATGTAACGGGACCTATCTGCGGTATAGGTTCTGTATAATCACACCCCGAAAGTATACAAAAATCAACAAATGAATCCATGTCCATTTCAAATTTAGACAATATAATACTGGTGTCTATCTCGGTGATGTATCTTGATATACCAGTTTTTAAAATTTTATCACAACCGAATGTTGTAGCATCAGTATCATCCGTAACTGTATAGTCAACAAAACCATTTTTTTGTAAAAAAGCACAGTACTTTTCGGCATCTTCTGGAGCGGTACAGTAAGGTATTCCAGACAATTCAAGAAATTCTTTACACTCTTCGACGTCTTTTTTCTTTATAACAATAAGTTGAGATGTAATTTTTTCAATCTCGGTATTTATAAGTTTTTCTTCTTCATTATTATCAGGAATTCTCTCTCTTAACTGTTCAAGTCGAACATACATTCTTTCTTTATTTGCTTGCCTTTTAACTAACACATTTCTTTTAGCATCCGGAGGTGTACCATCAAATACAAACACCGGAAGAACTCCATTCATAAAGTAGTATTTAATTCTGTTTGCTATACCAATGATGTGTGAATTTGAAGTGCGAGAAGCATACTTAAATTTATATAATAGTATACTACAATCAACGGCTATTTTAGAACCTTTGTATAGATTTATTTCTTTTTCTGAAATAGCATCTGGAGCATATTTCTTAATAAGATTATTTAGTCCTCTGATTCCCATCTGGAATTTAAATTACATTATTATAAATTAAGTTTTTAAATTGAAATATTTTCTGTAAAATTAGATATCCCTTATAATCAAATCCGGAATACATTCAGTTTCGTCTTCTGAAGTATTGCGTAGATCTAACATTCTCTTAGGCGATCTTGGGGGTTTATATTTCGGATGCGTTTTGATGTCATTCTCACGATAATATTCAACTTCTTTCCAGAATTTTTCTAAAATAGGTAGATTTTCGTTTAGCCAATCGTAGTCAATTTTAACCCTAACAATATTCATGATATCAGGTGGTTTGTATTCTATGAAATCAGCATCTTCTAGATTGCAAATGAACATATTTAATTGAACTTGAGGATAGTAATAATCCGGAATATATCCAAATTTAATAGGTCTTTTGTAAGGACACTTTACTTCGAGTAAAATGGGTCTTCCATTTCCATCTTTAGACATTGAAACGCCGTCTGGTGATCCGGCAAGCCAATAATAATCGTTTTTATTATGAACATCTTCGTGGGCTAGAAGACCAAAATCATGGTTTTCTTGTCCTGTAAGTTTACAATACTTATCTATTGCTTCGTCTTCGTATTTTTGACCGTGTAGTGTTGCTACGTTACCAACAAAAGGTTTTGGATCGTGTCCACATTTTTTAAAAAGGACTTCATGGGGTTTTTGATAAGGATTTAACCCAAGAACTGTACCGGCATCTGAACTTGTTAATTTACCTTCTCTTTGCTTGAACCAAGCTTCTGAACGTTGTTCGTGTTGAGGTATAGACTTCAATTTATTTATTTTATCCATATTGTAATATATAATTTATAGCTTTAAATAAAATCTTTTAAGTTATTTCAACTTTTTAACAGTAACACTTACGGCATTTTTCTTTCTTAATTTTTTAGGATCTTCATCCGCTGTTTCGTTTGTTTTGTTTTTATCGTACTTTTTATTACAGTAGTCCCATAACTCTTTTGATCCTATTCTAAATTTTCTATTAGGTTTTGCTCGATACCAATAAACACAGTCTTGTATGTTATTACTTTTTGACGTGTTGTCTAATACAAGACAATCGTAACCCTCTGTACACGCATTTAAAACATCTTGAAAAACACTAAATTGTGGAAAAATGCCAAAAAAATTCTTATAAAGTTTTTCCTGGTTTTGAATTATGTTTTCTCTTAGAATGAAGACATAGTCTATATTTGCTCGAAGATCAGGTGGCAAATCCATACAATATTGCATAGTTAACATAAATGTAATTTTCCAGTGTCGTCCATTCATAAAAATACCCCGGATATTAGTGTCTCTAATCATACGTTTATCGTACATACAATCATCTAAAAGTAAAAAAACATCATTGTCTTTTTTAGGATCTTTTCCATTTATTGTCTTTTTCTGTCGTGTAATCACCTGCTGAATAACCTCAGGTTTATATTCGGAGTGTATAAGCAAGTCTGGTATAAAACTCGAATAGAAAGCGTTTCCATCCTCTGTGGCAGATATAGCTACACCCGCTTTAATTTTACGAAGATGATAAAGTATGTCAGCAACCAGTGTACTTTTTCCTGTTCCTCTCTTTCCTATAAATACGCAAGTAGCAGGTCCCGATCCTACTGTACGTCTTTCCTCTATTCTCTTGGGATTAAACTTTGCTAAGCTAATCGACATCTATAATTACTTAAAATTATTTTAATATTTGAATTAGTCCCAGAAATTTTCTTTTAATAATGCATCACTTTCAAGTGTAATGTACGAATAAAACACACTTGACAAAATTCCTAATGTAAATGAAATAAGTGTTTTAACCAATGTTCCGACAGTTTCTTCTTCTGAGTCTATGTAATTTATACTCGCAAATGAGATACCCATTATAAGTAAAATTATTAATATAATAGTCAGGTCAACAGTATAGAAGTCTAAAAATGCCATTTAAAATTTATATAATATATTAAATTAATTTATTCAACTTAAAAATAAAATGTATAAATGTATAAATGGGTGTAACTATCAAATTTAAATCTGTTCTTAATAATCTAATTAGTATGGATTTTGGAGACAAATTTGTATTTATTAAATTTGGTTCCGATTGGTGTATACCCTGTCAAGAACTTGACAAAATTCTAGTAAAGATTCCAAATAGTATACTATACCATGTAAATATAGAAAACGACGAATTTGATAATGTAATGGAAGAATACAATTTTACAACAATACCTTACACTATTATAACTTACAAAAAGAATTCGCGCAGTTTTAAAGGCGTGATTACTGAAGAACAACTTATTAAATTAATAGATGATATGAAATCGTGAAAGGGGGTTGTATATCAAAAATTACAAAAAATTATCCGGTTTAAAAAAATGGTATATATCTAAACCAGATAATTTAGCAATGGCGGAAAAATTCAAGAAGTACACGCAGATTGAACACATTTTAGCTCGCCCTGGTATGTACCTCGGTGATATAAAGTGTGTGAATTCTGAAATGTGGAAAATTGAAGAAGGAAAATTAACTTACGGAATGTGTAACTTTAACCCGGGGATATATAAACTTTTTGATGAAATTATTGCTAATGCTTCAGACGAAGTACAAAGAAATGAAGAGGTTAAATGTATCAAAGTAGAAATTTCACAAGAAACAATTAGTGTGTATAACGACTCGGGTATTCCTATTGAGATACACCCCGAATACAAAATTTACATTCCGGAACTTATTTTTGGAAATTTGCTTACATCCACTAATTTTGACGACTCTCAAAAAAGAACCACTGGCGGTCTCAATGGTCTCGGAGCAAAGCTTGTAAATGTATTCTCGACCGAATTTATAATTGAGACCTCTCATTCGGGTAAAAAATACATGCAGAAATTTCAATGTAACATGTCTAAGAAATCTAAACCTGTTATAACCGATAGCAAAAAAGGAAATTATACTAAAATATCATTCAAGCCAGATTATGCTCGGTTTGGAATCTCAGAGATGTCTCATGATACTCTCTGTATTCTGGCCAAAAGAGTGTACGACATCTGCGCTATTACTCCAAAACACGTTTCAGTTCATCTTAATGGTAAAAAATTGAACATTAAAGATTTTTCCGATTACATTTCAATGTACATTGGAGACAAAAAGACAGTTCCCAGAATTGTTTGTGAGCAAAATAGGTGGCAAGTTGCTTTCAGTCCAAGCAACGAGTTCAAATGCGTTTCATTTGTAAACGGAATTGCTACAACAGACGGTGGAAATCACGTTGAACACGTAATGATACCACTTGTTAAAAAACTAACTGAAATAATCCAAGAAAAACACAAAAATATTACTATCAAGCCAAATTACATCAGGGAAAATCTGTTTGTATTTATCAATTGTAAGATTGAAAATCCAGTATTTTCATCTCAAACCAAAGAAAAACACATCACCAAGGTCGCCGATTTTGGAAGTAAATTCAATCTAACAGATGACATTGTAAAAAGTGTGCTGAAACTTGGCATACTCGACAGTATCCTTGCTCTCGCAGAAGCCAAGGAAAAGAAAAACATTTCAAAAACAGATGGAAAGAAAACTAACAGGGTTATTATTCCAAAATTAGACGATGCAAATAAAGCAGGAACAAAAGAATCTAAGTTGTGTACTATTATCTTTACAGAGGGAGACTCAGCTAAGACTACCGCTGTATCTGGACTTTCAGTAGTCGGCCGAGACTACTATGGTGCTTTTCCTCTCAAAGGTAAGATACTTAATACACGAACAGCGACTTATTCGCAAATGGCAGGAAATGCCGAAATAAATAACATCAAACAAATTCTAGGTCTTCAAACGGGTAAAAAATATAAATCTGTTTCGGACCTAAGATACGGAAGAATTCTTATTATGACTGACGCCGATACAGATGGTTTTCACATCAAGAGTCTACTGGTTAACTTCATCAGTCACGGTTGGCCAGAACTTCTTAAAGAAGACTTCATAAGTTCTTTGGTAACACCTGTTATCAAACTCACGAAAAGAAATCAAGTAATTCCATTTTACAACCTGAATGATTACAAGGAATGGAAATCTAAGAATGACGCTTCAAAATTTAAGGTAAAATATTACAAGGGTCTTGGTACTAGCACTCAACAAGAAGCTAAAGAGTACTTTAGATCTATGAAAACTCTCAATTATAAAATAACAACAAACGAAGATTCAAAGTCTCTTGTTTTGGCTTTCACAAAGACTGAAGCCGATGCTCGCAAAAAGTGGATATTAGAAAATATTAAATGTCCGAAAAGTCTGGATTACAATTCGCCAAATGTTTCTGTAAAGGACCTCGTTGATAAAGAACTTGTGTTATTCTCTATCAGTGATAATATCAGATCTATTCCAAATCTTATAGATGGAATGAAACCTTCTCAGAGAAAGATTATCTATGCTTGTATCAAAAGAAATTTGTATTCGGAAATCAAAGTTTCTCAATTGTCTGGATATGTATCAGAAAAGACTAATTATCATCATGGCGAAAACAGTCTAATGGACACAATTATTTCTCTCTCACAAAACTTCGTAGGTTCAAATAATATGAATCTACTCGAACCGGTTGGACAGTTTGGAACTAGACTTCTGGGAGGAAAAGATGCTTCTAGTCCGAGGTACATATTTACACATCTTTCAAATGAATTCAAAAAACTTTTCAATGAAGATGACAACAATGTTCTTGATTATCTAGAAGAAGACGGAGATCTGATTGAACCAATGTTTTATGTTCCCACATTACCACTTATTCTTATCAATGGAGCCTGTGGTATTGGAACGGGTTTCTCTTGTGATGTTCCATGTTTCAATCCAGAAGACATTAAAAAGAGACTTATGGATCTCGTGATCGACGAAGACGCAGACATTCCTGAAATGACGCCTTGGTACAAAGGTTTCACAGGAACTATTAAAAAGACAGAGACTAATAAATGGATCACAATAGGAAAATACACGGTAAAAGGCAACGTAATAAATGTTACAGAACTCCCAATTGGAACATGGACCGACGATTATAAAACATTCCTTGACAAGTTAGAGACTGAAGGTACCATTTTCAGTTACACCAATGCATCTACAGAAACAACTGTTAATTTTAGTATTAAATGCCCTTTGGAAAATGTAATAGAATGGACACAGAACAATGAAATACTTAAGAAATTAAAACTGATTTCACATCTATCAGCAAATAACATGTATGTATTCAATGAGAAAAATGAAATAGTTAAGATGGAATCTCCCGAAGAGATAATCTTTCACTTCTGGAGAATTAGAAATGAATTTTATATCAAAAGGCAAAAGTACATATGTGATAAACTAAACAGTGAACTAATTGTACTAAATGCTAAAATTAAATTCGTAACAGACATAATGGAGGACAAAATAATTGTATTCAAGCAAAAAATGGAATACATAGTTTCCCAATTAGAAAAATCTGGATATCCTAAGATATCAAATTCTTATGAATATCTTACAAATATGAAAATTCATTCTTTTTCTAGTGATACTATTGAAAAATTAACAACTACTCGAGACAAGACAAATCAAGAATACGAAATTGTAAAGAATTATTCCCTAAGGAATTTCTGGGAAAATGACATTAAATTTTAAAAAAAAAATATTTTTAATATATTAAATTAAAAAATATGAGAGCTATTATTTACGCCATTGTTTTAGCCGTTGTTTCGTGGATGGTATTCGGCAGTATGAATGAGCTAACCTCGGCTCATGATGAAGGTGGTTGCTGCGGTAAGGTTAACTGCGGTCAGAGCCAGGTTACCAACCTTGTTTGGTGGGCCAATCTTATGATCGCTATTCTCGCTACTGTTGTAGCTCTATACGGTGGTGCTAGAATGACTCCCCAGGGTCGCATGCTTCCCTCGATTCCCTTCCTCCCAGTCTAAAATAACCGGAGCATGATCACTAGCTAGAGGGATACCTTCATTATTCTCACCTATATATTTTAAACATTTACTGGAAACATGATTAATATTCTTAGTAAAGAAGTAATCAAGTCTCCATCCTTTATTTCTATTTCTTGTCCTAGACATTCCGTTTTCCTTTACTTGTCGTGGATCCCACCAGGTGTAAACAGTGTCACACTTTATAGTGTCTTTGAAGTGAATACATTCTAGATCCTTTAGAAATTTAAGTTCATGCTGGTAAGTTCCGGGACCAGGCAACTGTTTAGTCTGATCAAAATGTGTCTCTTTTGCTGCGTTAAGATCTCCGCATAATATTGCCTTACCGTCGATTGAATTAAGAAAGTCGTACATAGCAATGTTAAACTTTATCTTATTTTCATAGTTTGTTCCAGAGTTTGGGGCGTACACTGTTACAAGTGTGATATCATCAAATTTCATAATTATCACTCGACCTTCTAGATCTTCATACCCCGGAATATCTGTAGAAAAATCGCATGAAATATTTTCTTTATAGAATATACATGTTCCAGAATATCTATCGGGTGCTCTTGCGAGATTTAATTTAGATTCATTAAAAAATGAATTGTACCCCGGGATAGATATCACATTCGACTTCACGATTGAGCATCTTGTTTCTTGAATACAAATAATGTCCGGGTCGTGTTTTAGCAATTCGTACATGGCACTACCCTCTGTTGGAAAAATTGTTTCATCTTTCTTCAATTTGCTTGAAATCTTTTCGTTGAAAATACGCGAACGGATACCGTTAACATTCCAAGATACGATCTTCATAATTTAAATGATATGTACATTTTTTAAATTATGAAATCATTTAAGTTGTGTATTTTTTTGTAAATTATCTAATCAATTTATTACTCTGTAGGAATAGAGTTTTATTTTCTATGTTGTCAGTGAAAATAATTGGTCGATTTTCTCTTGGATTCCACATTGTTTTTATAAAGTTATAAGCATCTTGCCACTTTTTAGCATCTTTTGTGAAAATACATATACAGTGACAATTAGTCTTTAAGATTTCGTTTATTTCATTTATACATTTCAATAAATTCATATACGCAGATAAGGGTAATTCATTGTCCTTGTCTGCTTGTATATCAATGTATAATTTATAAATTTCATCGCTAGATTTTACAATCGCCCATGTATTTTGGAAGTAATTTAAAAATTCGTCAAAACCTTCTTGATTATACACGTTATTTGATATTATTCTTACTGTAAAAAGTTCTAATTTTTTATTTAATATTATCTTCACTGTGGGTCTATCTAATATGTATATTTCGTCATTCATAATAAATTATTGTAATGTACTCTAATCTAATATAATGTAAATAATATTAATTTAAGGCGCAAAATTACGTTTTTTAATCATTATTAAGATATGATTTATACAATGTGGTATACACCTATTGTTTATGGTATCAATTGAAAGCATTTGGAATGACTTTGAAGAACTTGTAAAAGAAGAAAAATGTGATAATATGTGCGAATGTTCTCATATAAATCTACAAATTGATCATAGACTTGGTGATAAAATATGTTTAGATTGTGGTACAGTAGTATTGTCTGGTATATTTGAATACTGCGAATGGAATAATTATAAACAAGAAGATGGTTCAATGTCTAATGGATTACAGAGAGGCGATGCTTTCGTGTCAGATAATCCTTATGATAAACGAGGAACAATACCTGGATTTGCTAATAAAAATTCGCTAATGATGAGAATACATTATCAACAGACTTTTAGTCACAAACAAAAAACATTTTGGCACATATCTGAAAGATTTCAAAATTATTGCACTCAATTAAAAATTCATACTTGTGTATTACCCATTGTTAAGGATATGTGGCATGTCTGTATGGAATCAGGGAAACTAACAAGGGCTTCAGTAAGAAATGGACTGATAGCAGCATGTCTTTATTACGCATGTATTTATAATAATTTGCCCACTGATAGACAATCCATAATCAATTTAGCAGAGGGTAATCAGAAAGGATTTTTAAAGGGAGAAAAAATATTTCAAGAAATTATGGAAAATCATCCCAAGTACAGGTTTCTCGGGAAGGAAAAAATAGATATAATAGAAAACGATTCTTTCGTAAAATATACTAGTAGATTAGATTTACCGTTTAAAAGCGTTGAAATATGTAACAAGTATTATACGCTTTACAAAGATAAACTAGATTCAGTAACTCCAAAATCAGCAACAGCTGGAATACTGTTTTATGTAATCAAAAAAAATTTACAGTTGAAAACTCCAAGTAAATCAACAGTATCCAGGGAAACAGGTGTGTGTATTCCAACTATAAATAAGGTACTTGCTATTTTAGAATCTGTTTAAAAAAATAAAAGATACAATATTATATAAATCCGTAGATGTTATCGTTGATTGCTTCGTGTAATTCTTTTGTTGCTTCGGCGCATACAAAATGTATTAAACCATATTTTACCGCCAGAAACGGTTATGTAAACTTAGGCGACGATTCGTTGATAAATTCCCTTGAAGAATTTGGTGGGAGTTCAGAACTTAAATTACTTACACATTTGAATGCTGAGGGATGGTCGAGTTCTTGGCTTATGCACATCTCTCAAGAATCTACACCCTTTTTTGACGAACATTATTATCGTGATTACTTAAATATGCTTAGCGTAGCACCGAGTTATACATCAAAAGAATACTTTTATCTTGGATTCTATCCAGAAGGAAGTCGTAATTATGATGGTCCAAAATACATAGGAGTGTTTAAATTGCTACATAGTCAAAGAATATTTAACACTATTATGATTATTGAAAACCCGCATTACATAGGCGATGATTCTCATCTTATAAATTTTAAGTACATTCTTATGCATATGACAGATTCATCTCATGTTTTTTTTAAATTTAACGATCTTAAAAGACCGGAACAGATGCGTTATTACCTATCCTGGATGCACATGTAAGCCATCACATTTTCCATTTAATTACGTTTTAAAATGTTTATTAAATGTTATAATATGGAGGAACGAATTGAATTAGATTTATATACATTGTATATGCAGAGAATGAATGGCATCTCAGTCGTGTCGGTTGAACATTTTTATTTTTATTTAAGGCTATTATTGGCTTGCGACGTAACACATGATTTTTCTAAACCACGGGGAGATACAGGAAAGAAATTATGGTTAAACTCACTCGGTGATGATAGTAAAGGGAATGATTTTAAAGATAAAATTCTAACAGATAATGCTAATAGAGTAATAAGAGATTGCAAAGGATTAGTTAATACCTCGGAACCACTCTCATTAATTGAGATAAAGGTTTTAAGATCGAAACAGGCGGCGAAGGTGGCGCGGCTCACTAATGAAACGCAACTCGTAGATAGACTAAAAGAATTAACTAAAAACGACGACCAAGCCAAAAAAACAGCAGACGCGATTCATGACATATTACATTTAACAGAAAAAAATGTCCAGTCCGCCCTTCTTAGAAGTAACGAATGTGATAATATCGACGTTATAGATCTAATAAAAACTCTAGACATCACCAAATCGGCTGGAAGATCACACAGTAAGGAAACTAAATATAATATAACTATAGACGCAACTAGTGATAAAACAAACTTAACGCCATTTTTTTCTGACCTATTGAACCGTGCTCATAAATTAAAAAATAAATGCCCTGTATCGAATCCTATTAATATTATTAATAGTTATGCTACGGATTATGATGCATCTAATGATGACGCGTTAACTAAAATATTTACCAAGTTAGGGTTTTTCAGAGGTGAATTGGCAAACAAGTCTCTAGAATTTTTTATAACTTGTAACAAGGCTAATGTATTTCAAGGAACACTAGAAAAAGTAGGCGGCAAAGTAAAATTAACTATAAAAAGTTATTTTAAAACAGTTTTCCCAGGTGGTTTGGAAAGAAGTTCGGGTTCTACAGATAGTGTTAATGGTATTACAGAAGATATGCTAAAATCGTATAATACAAGACGTACTGATAATGATGAAATATTTAACTTAACAATTTTTAAAACTATGGGAGATTTTTTACAAGTAATGACACATTTACATCTGCATACAAAGTTTCCACAAGAGATCAATGTATTTATAACGTTCGATATCTTATGCGCAAAAATAGCAGGGATTTTAGATAAGAATGTGTTTTATGAGAAAAAGTTTACATCAGATGCAGATAAAATTTCCGCTGGATTACATACATTTTTTAATTTAACAGCAGAAGCTGAAAGAACAGCAGCCATGGTGCTAATGGATTTAAATGAGATGTTTATTATTGGCGAGGGGTCCCAACAAAAAAGAGCACAAGAACCATCCGAGGACCGCCATTTCAATCCTATTCTCCTCGCTGCGGCGGACATGGTGTTGGCGCCGTCGCCGAAACGAAAAAGAATTACTAGGTTCGGCAAAAAGAAACAAAAAGTTAAAAATTTACCAAATAAATCAATTATGACTAAACTCAAGAGTGTTGGTATTAAAATTACTAAAAAACAAGGAAAACGTCGAGTATATCTTTCGCGCCCCGAATTAATTAAAAGAGCAACTGCCTTCAAAAATTTACAGAACCGCGCTAAAAAACTTAAAGTTCGTATTATGTATAAGAACAAAAACGGTAAATACGTTTATAAAACAGCAAAAAGATTAATGAATGACATCAAAAGACAAATGAAGAAGCCTGTTAAGAAACAAATGAAGAAGCCTGTTAAGAAACAAATGAAGAAGCCTGTTAAGAAACAAATGAAGAAGCCTGTTAAGAAATCTAATGTGAAACAAATGAAACAAAGATTTGGATGAGGCATGCCAACGCCTAGACCCGAGGAAGAAAACAGAATGTTCTTCGGGTGAGGCGCGTCCAAACTTATGAGAAAGTAAAAAGTAAACATTTAGATTCGATATGAAGAAAATTGAACAAACCGTTTTCAATTTTTTGAGAAAAAAAATCTTAAAATTAAAATGTTTACGTAATATAAACAATGTATCATCTCGAAAATAATATGCTCATCGTTGCGATGGTATTCTATTCCATCTTGACTTACTTCGTAGGTCCCTTTATCGCGATGCCGTTTATGTTAGATGATAAAACTACTGTAGCCGCAGGTTTTACAATTGGTTTCATCGTTTCGATGGTTTTATGGTATACCTTCGGAAGTTCGTTAATGGACTAAATGTATTTTTTAGAAAAAAGAATCTATTTTTAAAATGTTAATTTATATTAACAATGAGTGATTGTTTACAATATTATTACGACAATCCTGAAGACAATGAGAAATATAAATTATCATGCGATTATAAACCTTTTCCCGAATTAAATGACCCGGGTCTTTACACACACAAGAAAATGTTAGACTTCATAAGGTCTAATTATTCATCTGAAGCATTTCCAGAAGATTCTCCTTTTGAGTTCAAGGAAAATTACATAAATCTGTCCAATGATGAAATATGTAAGTCCTCTGATATGTCTCTCGGTCCACAGCAAAAATTTATGGGACAGCTTTTAGGACCCAGTACAAATTTCAACAATACTCTTATTTTTCACGGCTTAGGTTCAGGTAAGTCTTGTACTAGTATTGTAATAGCAGAGGCTCTTAAAAATGCCACAAATGAGCGTGTTATATTCACAGTTCCTGCTCCTCTAGTTGATCAATACTACGAAGAAATTTCAGGAGAAATGAGAAATGGAAAGTTCTTTTCTTGTCCTTCATTTTGTCTAGTTAAAAATGGTGGAAAAACAGAAAGAGACTTCTACGTCTCTCAACAGAATAATGCTATGCTTTTAGCTAAAATGAGAGCTCTTAGAAGAGAAGAGGAAAAGTTAACCGCTATTGAAGAAAATGAAACATCTACTGAGAAAATGTTTAGAGATCAGCAAAACAAAGTAATTATAGAAAGGAAAAAGTACAATGATTATCAAAAGAAACTAAGAGATACAATAAGACGCACATTTGACATTGTTTCTCATCAAACTTTTATTCAAAGTATATATCGCACTGACAAAAAATCCGGTAATACGACAAGGGGCGACAGATTAAAAGAAGATTCTGCTCTTTTTAACAAAAATGGTCTTCTAATCATTGACGAGATTCAAAGACTTGTTTCTGCAGATGGTACATTTTATAAGAAATTATACAATTGTATTAAGTATTATTTTCACCCTGAATTAAAACTTGCTATTATGTCTGCTACACCCGTTTATGATAACCCGTATGAACTTGCTCTCACAATAAATTTACTTCGTCCTAGAATACCGTTTCCATTAAGTGCTACTGAATTTTATAAAAATTTTATTGGCATCAGAACGGATGATGACACCTGCTCTCAGATTACAGATTCTCCAGTCGGATACCTTTCTGAAAATTCTTGTGTAATAAACAAAGACATACTAAGCTACATTTGTTCTGGGTACGTGTCATACTTCAAAGGAGGTAATCCAAATGCATACCCTTACAAAAGAGTTATAACGATGGAGCACGCTTTTTCGCAAAATCATAAATCAGAATACATAGAGGCCTTAAAGTCTGACGTAGCCAAGGATAAAAATTTTGAAAATGGTCAAAATCAAACAAATGCATATGAGAATTTACTACTTGGTAATGTAAGTACAGATACAGAGGAAATTATGACTGGAATGTATGTTACCACGCAACAGTACTGTAATATTGCATTACCTAAACACGGTACAGAAATAAATAAAACATCCGAAGACAAAAAGAAATCGTTGGCTCTTTTTAGGGAGAGACTTATCTCACAGAAATTTACAAATATATCCGAAACATTAGAATATGTCAAACAGTTTTCTACTAAATTTGCTAATATAATAGAATCATCTCTAAATACCAATGGTCCAATTTTTATATTTTCAAATTGGTTAACATACGGCGTCGAGCCGCTAAGTATAATCCTCGAAGCGTGTGGGCTAGGAAAATTTGGTTCTGATAAATCCGATAAACTTAAATATTTTATCTGGAGTTCTGAGACAAAAACAAAAGACAAAGATGGAACTCTTATTAACAGGGCGAGAAATACTTTCAATTCTTTACAAAATGCTGATGGAAGTCAATTAAAGATTATATTAGGTACGAGAAGTGTTATGGAAGGTGTGTCATTTAAAAATGTAAAACAGGTGCATATCACAGATCCTTGGTGGAACGAATCTAGAATAGAACAGATTCTAGCACGCGCATCCAGATATTGTAGTCACTCTAACTTACCCACAGAAGAACAATATGTAGACATATATAGACATTACAGCGTTTTACCGTCAGAAGGTAGCGACATAGATGTTGCAGCCATGCTCTCAGAAGTAAAAGGAAGATCTAATTTCTGGGACTTGGATTCTCTTTCTATAGAACAAAGAATGTTAACAACATCTCTTAAAAAGAATTCAATTAATAAAGATCTTGAAATGATTCTTAAAAACTGTTCCATTGACGCCGAGATAAATAAAAATGGTAATTTAATTAGATTAGAAGAGCACATCTCCCCCGTAGCAGGAGGAATGTACCAAATTTACTACAAAAATCCTTCTAATTTAAGAATGTACATTCGCGATGGAATTCCAGAAACCGTGACATTCGCCCAAATTTACTCAAGAGAATTCACTTATCCCAATGAAGACTTAATGTTAACTTTTGTAGAAGCAGGACCAGATGAAAATGGCATCCTAAAACCGTATGATGACGATCCAGAAATTATAGATGAAGACACTATTAATAAGGATTTAATAATTCGCGAAGACATTGTACCGTGGGATTCTGAAAATACATTCGAAGATCTTCCAGTTGAAGGAAACGTAAAGGAAGAATTAAAACGTACGTCTGGTAATTACAAATTATTACCACGGCTTAGAAAAACTATGTTTAATGAAAGAGGAACAAATGTAATTTCTTTTCCGGAAGACAAAGGCTACATCAATAAATTTACAAAATTGTCAAAGTGTATTAAAGAATTGGCAAAAGAAGACATCGCCTCAGGTCTTAAAAAAGAAATTATAGAGAAATTCACAAAAGACTCAAAGAAACAAAAAATTAACATGGCTGTATTAGAACTCGTATATAAGTATAACATCTATACAGAAGATCACATAGAAATGTTGCTAGAAATAGGAGGAAAAGACCCAAAAAGTATTTTCGACACGTTGAAAGAAGTAAAGTCTAAAAAGTAAATTAAAATATAAATTTAAAATAATTTTATAATGTATAATGTATATAAATGAGTAGTATTACATCAAATTTCTTTGATGATAAAACGCCCGAAGAGATAATTAACTGGATGTTAGACAAGTTAACAGATGATCAAATTAAAACGTGCCTTGACCAGGCCGGAATACCAGACACGGGTGCGATTCGTCAACCGGAAGAACCTGTTCCATATGAGCCCAACTATGATCCTGATGGTCCTAGTGGCTCAGGCTCAGGCTCAGGCTCTGGCTCAGGCTCTGGCTCAGGCTCTGGTTCTGGTTCTGGTTCTGGTTTTGAACCCGGACCTCAAAGTACAATGGAGCTTGACCAGCTAAGAAGAGCTTGTAATAATAAACTCGTTCTTATTGAAGACATCTCAGGACAGAATGTTTCGTTTTATGAATTTGGCCCAGACGAAGATGGAGACTTAAAATGGAAAAAGAATCAAATTGGTGTTTCCAGTTTCCTAACTAACGTTTGTAACGAACAGAAAATATCAGCATCGGATGAAATATTAGAACTTGACACATCTGAAAAAGAAGAGATGGCCCCTGGTCTAGTAATATCTTCTGAAGTACCGGGTGACGTTATACGTTTATCTACCGATTACAATTTAATTGGACTTCCTCAGCCATTAGACCCTTCATTGATTGAACCGTCAAATGTTTCAGAACCTGAACCGGAAATCGTTTACGACGCGGTCGTTTCAGAAGCTATTAAGAAACAGGTGGCGCAGAGCATAGAAGATGATCTTAAGAAGAAATTCCCAGAACTATATTCAGCTGGAATGACTAAAATCCCAGTTTTTGTTCACAGTGTATCAGGCGACGGTAAAATTTCTTACATTTCATTGATTCTTAATGATGACAACTCGTTTAGTTTCAAAGAAAGAACAAATGGGCCAGCTTTATTTATAACTCAGGCTAAGAAATATCTAAAAGAATTAAATTCTAAAATTGACGCCGCCGCAACAACAGGATGGTCTAAACCAACCGAATATTTTAAGGAAATAGACACTGCGCTAAGAATTTGGTCGAGTAAAAAACCTGAAAATCAAGAAATATACAACAAAATATTATTAAACTACAACCCTACTAGACTAGCACAACTTAAGAATTCTATTACAACTTCTTTTGGAGAAATGGCTTACAATGAATACAATGCGGATGAACCGAATACTTTCTTCTCTGGCGCTAAGGCTTCTCCTATTCCAGAAGCTGGTAATAAAAATGTAAGAGATTTAGACATGAACGAATTACATAGTCGTATGGTAACATTATTTGGTAAAGAATATGCCGAAACACACGAACCATTTATAGCTTACAATAAATTCGGTATTAAAACGGTCCAGTATAGAAAAAAACAGGGAGGACCTAAACCAAACTTAGATGCTAGACATTGGATGCGTGATGATGTTCCAGTTTTTGATGAGTTTGGTACAAGCGGGGACGACTTTGATTTGTTTTAATTTCTTTTCTTTTTAGACGGTCCCTTTCTTTTTAGACGGTCCCTTTCTTTTAGACGGCCCCTTTCTTTTAGTTATACTAGATTTAGAGATACCCCTTAAAATAGAGTCTACACTTGGTGAAACATTAAAATCACCAAATAAATCTGAAATCTGTTCAGCATCAAATTTATTAGCCATTTGTAATAAAGTTTGTTCATTTGACCACTTCTGATAAACCTCATTGTATTCTCGGACTAACGTTATAGTTTTTTTAGAAATACTTTCTTGGAAAACTGAAATAAAATTATTCATATGTCCATGAAAAGCGTCTGGATCTTGGATGTATTTTTTCATATCTAGAATGTATCTATTAGTATCTGGATTTATGATTATAGAATTTATTACATTAATAGCATAAGAATCCATATTGGAATATTTATTAATGTAATCTATTATATTTTTTTAATAAATATAAAATTTTGTAAAAAATGTTCGTGATGTAACTTTAATTAAACTACGCGGCGAGTCTTAGCGTTTACGTGGTCCGTGATATTAAGCTGCGATAACTTTAGACCCGAGTAGGAGCAACCACAGCCGCCGTCTGCTGGGGGAGGATTATGCGTGAAATAATTATAACCTAAACTTTTACAGTTGTCATTACACTTCTGCGCGTCATTACCGGTAGCTCCTTTAATATTCCATTTAGTTCCACCTGGCCATCCCATTCTAAATTCAGGATCTGGCTTCACCGGTTTTGGAGGAACTAAAGGCTTCGCTGGAGTAGTAGTTGGTGTAGGCTCTTCTGGTTCTTCTGGTTCAGGAGCAGGAAGTTTTATCGGAGCGGTAGGCTTTTCTGGAACTAAAGGTTTAGCAGGGGTTTTACTAGGAGTAGGCTGTTCTGGTTCTTCTACAGCCGGCCGAACAGGTTCAGGTTTAAATACAACTGGTATTGGGGTAGGCTTAGGCTTTTCTGGAACTAAAGGTTTAGCAGGGGTTGTAGCAGGAGTAGGCTTAACAGGTTCATCTTCATTTTCGGGTTCGGGTTTAGATGGAGTAACTATTACTTCTGGTTCTAGGTCTGTAACTGGTTCATCAGCAACAACCAGAGTAGTCTTAGTTGGTTTAGTGGGTTCAGCTTTAACATCTTCAAATGGATCAAGGTCATCTCCCACTTGGGGCTTTTCGGGCGATTTGCGAGAAATAAAATAAAATAGAACACCGAGTCCTAAGAGAACAAGTGCTATTAGTAAATGAAATGAAGATAACATATTTAATCATACATTACATTTTTTTTTACATTTTATTTATCAATTTAAAAATACAGGTAATATATCCTTATAATACAAGATGGATACCCTTGAAATTTCTTATATTGGCGCAGCGTGTGGTAAGAATAAATATGAACCAAGAAACAAAATTATGATGGTACTTTTGTGTCGCGAATATCCTAAACTTTTCAAAGAAAAACTAATTAAATCTGGGAATATTCGTCCGCTAGAGGGGACATCTTTAAAGAGACCTATCGAAGAATCTTATAAACAATTTTCAAAAACCGTTAAAGACCCGAAAGAATTTAGTAACATCGAACAAAAGGTCATTTCAGAACTTAAATCAAATGTCCCAGACATTGACGAATCTGACATTTCTAAAGCTAGAACCATTGTACGTGATAATCTTAAAAAAGACTGTGGTAGAAACAATGAAGAAGACGTGATTCATGCCTCTAAGTACACTAAAGGAAATAATAGAATGTGGTATTACACTGATGCTAATCACAATTGGAAACTAAAAGGTCTACACGATGCGACAGATAAAGACATGGTCATCGAGATTAAAACGAGGATGAAAAAAGAAAACGTCAGAAAAAATGAATACGATCTGTATCAACTATTTGGTTATATGCTTGTGATGGGTGAAACTAGAGGGATGATAACCCAAACTCACAATGGAACTATTTACAAGTCTACTGTAGAGAATGACAACGAATACGGCATAGTAGACATAAATTTAGATAAATGGAATGAAAAATACATTAAATTTTATAAAGAATTGGATGAATTTTTCAAAAAAATCAGTAAATTTTCAGAATGTGATTTTGACATTACAACTGTGATGAAACCTGGTCACATTTATGCCGAGTATGATACGAACGGAAAATTTCATAATGTAGATCCGAAATATATTAGCATTTTCAAAGCTCTATAATACACCTTTTTCGCTTATTCTTTTTATCATTAAAACTGGTTTAGTAATTATTTCTAAAATCTCTACACATCCGTTTTCACCAAATGCTCGAGATGAGTCGGTTTTAACACTTACCAAGTTGACCGTTTCACCGTCTTGAATTGAATTAGATGTAATTACTTTTTCAAAATTTAAATTTAAATTTAAATTACTAACGTTAAGTTTTGTATCTACATTATTAAATACTCTCGATATAATATTTGGTTTATTTTTACCCGAATGTAGCCATTCTTTAACATCTTTTCTATTTTTATTGATTTCATTTTCAGTGGTGTCTGGGTGTATAGATAAATTGAAATTAGTAAAAATTATTTTATCAATTAAATAAAAAAGAGGTCTTTTAGACAAGATTTTACCCCCTTCGTTACCCGGTTTCCAAAATTTATTTCTGGAACAGTTGTACATTTTTTTATACATCATTTCATCTTTACTTTTAATGTATTGGTGCATAAACAGTTCGTCACCACCATGGTAATAACTCAACAGTTCATGTTTACCGAGTATAGATATAAATTCACATGAGTTTAATCTAGCCTGAGAATTAAAAAGATTTATTAGATTAACTATTTTAATTTCTTCTGAACTTTCTACATATTCTTTACTCAGAGGCGGACTAATAGTACTCTTTCCAGAAAGTGTATTACCCATTTGAATTACTAATGTATATTTTCCTATCCATACATTGTCTTTTATAAGATTTGCTAATTCTAGTGACTTCACGAGAACTTTAGAATCACCGCGAACATCTCCGATTACTATTATTTTCTTATACATTACTATACATTACTATGTATAATATATTGTAAATGTAAATGTAAATGTAAATGTATTTTATTCATTAAAAAGTTTATTAAGAGTTTTTTCCTCAGGGAAACCTATAATATATTCATTTTTATGAATTATAGTCGGGTAATAATAACCAGTATTTTCTAGAAGATCTCTCGAGCCTCTAATTATTGACTCCCGTTCTTCATGTTCTAAAGTAGTAAACTTTTCGTCAAACTTAAAAGTATCATCGTCATTTACTATAATTTTAATATATTCGTTTTTCGAGTTGTCAATGAAAGGTTCTAATTTTTCACACCAAGGACAACCGTTTTTGGACAGTATAATTATCTTATCCGAATTTACATTTAATTTAAAAGGCACAACTATCTTTTCAATTTTGAAATTGTTGAACATTCTCTTAATAAAAAAAATAACGATAAACGTAACAATTACGGATATAATTGCGATAAGTAACATTTAAATTTAATATATGTAATTTATTACAAATTAAAACTTAAATTAGAACAAACAAATAAAGTGAATATATCAATTATATCAATTTCAATTTATGTCAATGAACATTCTTGTTGTATGCGACACAACTTGGGATAATTATGCAGAGATTTCTAAAAGACTGACCTCTACAAATATAGATCCAACGCATAGAATAAATATTTTTTATGGAAAACAAATGAAACACGTCAGTAATATTTGCAACAAAAACATGCTTCAAATATTCAGAAAGTCTTTAAATTATAAAACACTCGTAGAAGATCTTTGTAATACATTAAAATTTTCAAAATGTTGTATTATATTTCATAATTTCACTGAATATAATACAATATCTGAACTATGTATTAAGATGTGCGAAAAAAATGGAATACCTTATTTCATTTTCTCAGAACATACCTCCAATTTTTTCTATAACGGAGAACAGGTCTCCAAATTTAAGAAGTACATGACAAATGTGCCGGAAAATTCCGAAAGGGACATCCAATTTATTCCTGATTTTGAAATTTCATTACCAGTCATCAAGACAAATGTTGAAAAAGATTATTCAACCATTGTACAAAAACTTAGAAATTCTTATAGATGTATAGACGAAATTAAATCTAAAAAAAGTATAATATACATCGATAATAAGACTCCGAAAGAGTACTCATACTTAGAGTATCTAGCAAACAGGAAAAAGTGGTTGAAAGAAATTATACCTAGATAAGATTTATTCTAAGTATTTTCTAGAGGTGTATATACCATTTCTATACATATCTATTATAAATTTAGATCTCATTTTATCTAAATTAAGATAAACATTTGCATCAACTTCATTTTCTATTTTAATTAAAAATGTACTTCTAGGAGGCTCACGTGTAAACACAGAACATATTACTTGAAATAAATAACCTCCTGATTTATTATTTAGAATTATACTATAACCCCGTATGAATATCTCCTTAGGGGGAGATCCATATAAGTTTTTACAGCAGCCGTCGATATAAATTTCACCGTTTATTTCAACAGGTTTGAATAAAAAAGGTATACTCATAGATGCTTTTAGGGCATCTTTAAGTTTAACTTCGGGATTAGTTTCATTACTTAGACACGTGTATTCATTTTTTGTTACATTCGTTGCGTAAATATGTATATTTACTTTAGTAATTTTAGAAAACTCGTATAGATTTATATCTGCTTTGTACTTATCTGTTACAAAACTAACTAAGGTGTCTAATAGCGAATCATCGAGTAACCCATTTTGGATATTTGTGAATTCATATTTTACGATATCTTCAAGTTTAATCTTTTGAAACATATTAATCATAGATTTAGGTTCCGTTCCAGAGACGTATAACGTGCCTATTAATGCACCTATACTAGTACCATAAAAGTTTTTAAGATCAAGCAAGTTTTTTTGATGAATGTATTCAAGTGCTCCAATAAAATGAAACCCAGAATATCCACCTCCTCCTATGAAAAGGTCGTTCATTCCATTTAAATTAGAATTTTATTTTTTTTCTTAAAATGATCACGTATTTATCTTTATATTTAAGTAGATAATTATAATTAGATTTCCATTCGTTGCCGTGACCAACTGTATTCGATATCGAATGGGCTAGTTCATGAAAAAGAGATTCTATAATATGTTCAGCGGGATAATACATCCCATTATCTTGATACAACTTAAATCCTATCTCACGTCCTTTATCATAATTCCATGCCAAAATGTTAGAATCTTGATTTATCAATTCTTTATAACTTGTATTTCGTAACTTTTTGCGCAATAAATTTCCGCGGTTTGCTTCTATTTCATAAGATAAATCTATAGATATAACACGTAACGTATCTAATATTTCAGCGGACTGAATGTTACTGGCTTTATAAGTTTTTCCAGATTTGGTCCTATATGAATTTGTACATGAAATAAAGTTAAATGTAAATATAAGAATACAAATAATTATAATCGGTATAGTTAACTTTGACATCGTCATTTCTAATATGTTAAACAATATTTTATTTATTCTTGGAATAAAAGCTTATAACATATCCTTTCCATTTTTATCCAAGATAGACATTTTTAGAGATGAAGACACCGGTTTCCCCTGTGAAAAATTTAAATTGATGTATAAACTTAATCTAATTAAGTATTCGGAAACTAACGATGAATTTGAAATAGGACTAAAATACTATAATAAAAAAGAATTGAATGGAACACATTTTATATTCTATTTA